ATGACGGACGACGACCACCGCACGCGGCCACGCAGACGCCGCGGCGAAGGCACCTACTGGACCCGGCCCAACGGCGTCGAGGTCTTCACGATGAAGCTCGACGGTGGCGGCACCCGATCCGTCAGCGCGCCAACTCACAAGGAGCTGCTGAAGAAGGTCGAGAAGCTCAAGTCCGAAGTCGCACGAGGCGTCGGCGCCGGCGGAGCTACCAAGCTGTCGGTGTGGGGCCGGTACTGGCTCGACGAGATCTGCACGACCAGGGTGAAGCCGACGACACTGCAGTCGCACCGCTCAAAGATGGAGCAGCACATCATCCCGGCGCTCGGGCAACGCCGGCTGCGTGACATCAAGCCCGAGCACGTGCGCGCCTTCTACGCGGACCTCGCTGAGCGCGAGTACTCGACAGCGACGATCCGGCAGGTTCACGTCATCCTGTCGCGCTGCCTCAAGGTCGCCACGATGGAGGGCAAAATCGAGCGGAATCCGTGCGACAACGTTGAGCCGCCGAAGACGACCGGGCCGCCCGAGATTCGGCGGCTCAGCGTGGCCGAATGCGCGACCGTCCTCGCATGGCTGCGCAAGAACCGCGAGCCGAAGGAGGTTGCTCGCTGGTCGGTGGCGCTGCTCGGTGGGCTGCGTCAGGGCGAGGCGCTCGGCTTGGACTGGGAGCACGTCGACTGGGCGGCGCGCGCCATCCACGTGCGTCAGGCTCAGGCGTACGTCGGCGGCGAGTACATCCTGCAGACCCCGAAGACGGCGCGGTCGGTGCGCAGCGTGCCGATGATGAACGACCTGTACGCCGACCTGCACGCCTACTGGGTGAAGGCTGGCAGCCCGCGAAATGGCCTAGTATTCGGCCCCGCCAACACCGGAGTCGACTCGCGGAAGTGGAAGAACCATCAGCGCCTCGCACGAATCGCTGAGCCCGTGTCGGTGCACTCGTGCCGCAAGACGACAGGTAGCATGCTCTCCGACGCTGGCGTGCCGTCGCGCATCATCGCGGACATTCTGGGGCAGGAGAACCCGGAGGTCACCGACGCGCACTACATTCGGACGGAGCTGGACATTCGCCGGAAGGGCATCGACAAGGTCGGGAAGCTGCTGACGAAGGCGACGAAGCAGATCGAGAAGAAGGACGCCTCATGAAGACGCGCATTGATGTAATCGCTGTAGAGCAGGCCGCCGCGACGGCGACGGGCAAGCAGACCCTCAGGGCGGGTTGTCACTACTGCGACGCTGACGCCACGACGATGGCGGTGGGCGGCTCCACGGCAAGCAAAGGTGATGCATTCAGCCCGGAGGTACGGCGGACACGTAGCCTGGTCGACACCATCTACACGTGCGCTGCTCACTACCAGCAGGCAATGGACGAACTGCTGGCTTCGTACGGTGGGGCGGGCACGTGGCTCGAGCGCGACGCACTAGTCGAGCGTGCGCAAGAGGTTCTGTTCCCGAAGGAGGGCTCGTGAGGGACTTCCCTGCCTGGGTGCGGACGACCCCGGTCTCGGAGATCATGCCGCGCCTCGCGATGGAGGAGGGGGGCACTGCGGAGGAGGCTCGGCGCGTTGCTGCCCTCGCGGGGCCGGAGCCAGTCCCGGCGACGTTCGACGGTTGGCGTGCGCTGGCGCGCCGACTGCTGGAGGCTGTGCGCGCTGAGGGCACGCCCTGATGGACATCGACTCCCACCCCGCCCCGATGCCGCCCGCTGAGGGTGACGGCTCGCAGGACGTCGAGGTCGTGTCGGCGGCTGACCTGCGGGCGGGTGACCGTGTCGTCATGGACGGTGACGTGGTTGTGGTCGAGTCGGTGATGCGCTCGGGTGATCGCGTGTACGTGCGCGCGGATGGGGTGTCGATGTCGGCGCCCGCTGGGGCGCTGGTGGAGCGGGTGCTGTAGACGCACGAAAAGCGCCCCTCGGCTCCGTGGTGGAGTCGAGGGGCGCTTCGTTGTGCAGGTGCCGTCAGTGTGCGGCGTCGGCCTTGGTGTCGCTCGTCGCCTGGCCTGCGGGGATGACCTCGAGGTGGTCGCCGGCGTCGTCGGGGAACCCATTGCCGTTGTCCGCGTGGCGGCCGACCGGGTCGCGGCGCTCACTGTCCCTGAGCTCACGCCCGAGCTCGACGAGGCGATCCGGGGTGAGGTATGAGGCGATGAACGCTGCGATCGTCGGTACGAATGCGAGCACCTCGGCGGGGATGTCGAGGCCCCACGCGCTGATCGCCCACATGATGAGCGCCGCGATGAGGCCAGCTGCGCCGCCGACGGCGACTTTCGTGGTGGGTGCCTTGTCCGTGCTTGTCACAGCTTGCCTCCTTCGATGGCGACGCCGAGCTTGTAGTACGTCTCGCCGCCGGGGATGCCATCGACGACGGCGCCGACCTTCGCCTGGATCGCGGCCGTCGTGGCCTTGCCCCAGATCGAATCGGGCGTCGCGCCAACGGCGCGCTGCAGGGCGGCCGTCGTCAGCTTCCCCGGAATGCCATCGACGACGAGGCCGTGCGCCTTCTGGAACGCGCGCACGGGCCATGCGGGGAGCGTGGGTCGTGCTGCCGTCGGGGTGCGGAACACGCCGCGCTTGTCGCCGACGTTCGACCAGGGGCCGTCGTCGATGTGCAAGTGCGTGTTCGCGCCGGAGTGGTTCTCGACGTAGCCATAGATCCCGCACGTCACGGACAGGCCGTGGCCCCATGCGATGTGCTGGCCGACCTTCTCGAACCAGGCGCGCTCGGCCTCGCCGTTGGGTTCGCGGTTGATGTCAGCCGCGCACGCTCGACCGCCGTAGCCGGTCGCGGCGTGACGCGAACCGTCGATGTGATAGCCGGGGTTCGCCTTCGGGTATTCGAGCGCGTAGCAGCCGAGCGCCTTGAGGTCGGTGACGGCTGCGAGGAGGTGGGCGGCTGCGAGCTTGGAATCAGCCCATGCAGAGTTGACCATGATCGTGTCCTTTCAGGGCTTCAGGGCAGCCCATGTCACACGTCCAACGATGCCGTCGGCCGTGAGCTTGTGCGCGGCCTGCCACGCGGCGACCTTCGCCTTGGTGGCGGGGCCGTAGATGCCGTCCGCGCTGGCGCCGACAGCCTTCTGGATGCGCGCGACGATGCCCTTGTCTGCGGCGCGCACGCCGGAGTGTGACTTCCACGTGCCGTCGTTGGGGCCGTACCAGTGGCCGGCGGGCAGCGGGAACGCGTTGCTCGGGGCAACGGCCGCGGCCTGACCGAGGTAGCCGCGCACCTTCGCGATGTAGGCGTCCCACGGGAACGACGGGCCGGGGTCGGTGTGCCCGCCTCGGGGGCCGTATGCGTTGGTCGCGTCGATGTGGCCGATGATGCCGCGCGCGCCGGCAGCGAGCTGCGCGGGCGTGAGGTGTACGGCGGGGATGGCGTAGCGGCGGCACAGGTCGGCGGTCAGGCGCGCGGACAGCTCGAGCATCGCTCGGGAGTAGTCGTCGCCCCACTGGCTGGGGTTCTGTGCGGCGTAGCCGGCGTGTTCGATCTGGAGGCCGTCTGCGTTCGCGCCGGGTGCGGCCCACGCGGTGTCCGCTTCGTCGACGCAGCGCACGATCGAATCGTTGTCGACGACGTAGTGCGCGCTCGAGCGGGCAGCCGCGGTGGCGAACCAGTTGCGCGCCACGTCCTCGGCGATGGTGCCGCGCTCGGGGGCTTCGACGGTGTGGATGACGACGACACGCACGTTGCGGGCGCGGCCGCGCGTGAAGTTCGGGGACGGGATCGTCGTGATGGGAAGGGGCATCGCTTCTCCTTGCGCGGGGCATGCGAACGCCCCGGCCGGGCGGCGCGGGGCGTGGAATGGGATGGGGGAGTCAGGCTCGGGTGGAGCCTGAGCGGGTGGGCTTGTCCGGCCACGGTGGGTAGCGGCCCAAGGAGTGACCGGCGATCATGTCGTCGATGTGATCGTCGAGGTCGTCGGCGTAGGTGCGCTCAAGGCCTAGCTCGGTGCGCAGGGCGCTGATGTCGCCGTAGAGGCGCGCGAAGACGGCGATCGACTCGTCGGGTACGCCTGCTGTGGAGACGCCGAGGCCTGCTTCGATGGCCTGGCGCTCACCGGATGGCGGCGTGTCGGCTGGTTTCTTGTCGGAGCGGCTCACGAGCAGCACGAGCGGCCCCCCGACGATGGCGACGAGTACGGGCCCGATGGCCTGCCAGAATGCGTCACTCACGCGGCCCCCTGACTCGGGCGATGATGCACCTGCCGATGTGGCGCCAGTTGACGGCCTGGGTGAGGATCGCGAGGGAGATCGTCCACCAGGGTAGGCACGTGTAGTAGGCGCTTGGTGAGCCGTTGAGGCCGCCGTTTCCGTCGAGGTCGACGATGGCGTAGACCCCGGCGAGGCTGTATGACAAGGCCCGCACGAGCGGCATGGTGAGCAGCAGCGCCGCTGCGACACGTGTGCCATGTTCGCTGCGGTGCCGGTCGGCGACGAGCACGACGAGCGCGGCGAGGCCGGTGACGATCCACACCCAGCCGCGAATATCCTGCGGGATGAGCAGGTGCGGCGCGTCGCGCGGTTTGCCCGCGAGGCCGTTCATCGTGCCGATGCCCATGGGGATCCAGATGAGAGCGCACGGGATGAGCCACAGGCGCGCACGCAGGATGCGGTCTCGGGTGACGACGGCGTGCTCGGTGCGAGTCACTCGGTGGCCCGCTTTTCCTGCACCGCCTTCACGGCCGCCATGATCTGATTGTCGGTGACTGCGGCAGGGTTCGCGCCGGGGCGTGGCGTGGGCTGGTATGTCGCGACGGCGTAGGCGTGGACGTCGGAGCATGTCGTGTCACCGATCTTGGCGGCGACGAGTTCGCCGCGGTGCTGCTCGGCCCAACCTTGGGGATTGTCGATGCCGGTGACTTCGGCGGCGGCGATGAAGCGGGCGAGCAGGTCGGCGTCGTTTCGTGCGGTGATGTGCTCAGCGAGAGTAGCCATGAGTGTTGCCTCTTTCTGGTTGGTTGGTTAGGCGGGAGTGCCGGGGAGGGCGTTTCCTGGTACAATTGGGCCATGAGTGAAGCATGCAAGCACCCCGAATGTGAGCGGCCCAAAGATCGACGGAATGGGTCTGCCTGGTGCATGGGGCATCGCGAGCGCCGGCGTACCGGAAAGGACATGGACGCTCCGTGGCAAGTGCACCGTCGCGGCATGTCGGCGTATGACATCGTGATGTCGCAGACCGAGCGGCGGGAGGGGTGTCTGATCTTCACCGGATATATCGCCTCGAACGGCTACGGCAGAGTGGAGACTAGGGCAACCGGCTCCGTGATGGCGCACCGCGTTGTTGCCGAGCGCCATATGGGCGCGTCTCCCCTGATCGTCCTGCACTCTTGCGATACCCCCGCTTGCGTGGAACCGTCTCACCTGCGCTATGGCACCCACGGGGAGAATGCGCGCGACAAGGCAGAGCGCCAGCGTGCGCCACGCGGCGAGGCCAACCATAAGGCTCAACTGACCGAGGCGGAGGTCCGTGCGATCCGCGCAGACCCTCGCCCCAGCGCCGCCGTTGCCGCCGACTACGGGTGCGCGGGGCGCACCGTGCGAAATATCCGCGCGGGCCGTACGTGGGCATGGCTTGACTGACCTCACGCCGGGCTCCCCGGCAGAGTGGACGGCCAGGGGCTCCCAGCGGGCCATGAGCCTCCGAGGAGGTTTTCCCCGCTTCCAGGCACGGCGTCGATGACGGCGCTGCTTGAGATGTTGAGGTTTCGGAATCCTGCGTCCGTGGTGAAGGTGGGGACGATGAGGAACCCTGTGGTGCCGAATCCTGCGGGGATGGGCTTGAGCGCCTGCGGTGAGGTTCCGTTCTTGATGCCGCCGCGCGTGTAGATGATGGAGCCGATGCGTCGCAGGCATGGCGCGCCGTATGTCGTGGACGCGACCCACTCGTTGATAAGGAGCGATGAGATGTCACGCCACCCGGTGTCGCCGTGCTGCACAACCCATGACGCGCTCGTCGTGCCGGTAGCGATCCAGCGCCACGCGCCCATCGTCCCGGCGGTGTCGGTGTAGTAGGTGCCGACTGCGGGCGGGGTGACGGTGCCGTACGGCGAGCCGGTGCCACGCAGCTCGAACGCGGTCGGCTGTCCGGCGCTGCCCTGCGGGTCGACGGGGCCAGCGGGCACGGTATCGCCCTTCGGGCCTTGCGGGATCGTGAGGTCGAGCACCTGATTTGGGGCGGCGCCCGTCAGCGTCGCGGCGGCCTGCGAGCCGGGCGCACCCGTCGTGACGGTGCCGACCTTCAGCTTCGACGCGGGGCCAGGCGGGCCTGTCAGGTGCGGGCCGACGACGACGCCGTCTATGACGAGCTGGTCGCCCGTCATCGCCACGGTGGGCGTGCGCCCGGGGGGTCCAGCCGGTCCCTCGACTTTCACGATCGCGGCGCCCGGCTGTGCCGCGCCGATTGCCTCACCGAGCGTGATCGACTGCCCGCCGTGGACTTGCACGCGAGCCGTCAGCGCGGCACGTCCCGGCACGTTAAGCCGCACCGTGTAGTACCAGCCGGTCGGGTTCAGGTTGGGCGAGTCGCATGCTACGAGCTTCACCGAGAACCCACCGTCGTCGTCGAGCATCACCGTTTCGGGTGTGGCGAAGATGATGTCGCGTTTCGGGCTGGACTCTACGATGACGTAGCTGATGCTCGGCTCGAAAGAGATCGTTGATCCGGTGGGCACGGGCACGCGGTCGGGCAGGTCGTTCGTGTCGTTTTCCGTGTCTCCGATGAATGCGGACACGCTGCCTGTGATCGTGCCGTACAGGGTGCCGTCTGGCATGTCAGTCATGCGTGCCTCCGTAGGGTGTCGGGTGTGTCGGGGCGTCGGGTTATGGCTTGCTCCATTTCGCCTCGAAGAATCGGGGCCGGTTCATGTAGGCGTTGCCCCACGTCTTAGCGACGCTGACCGTGCATGCGAGGCCACCCGAGGCGAGACGGATGTCGGGGTGTGCGTGCGCGACGTATGTGGCTGCGTCGTCGCCTGGGTCGGGCGCGCATCCCTTGGTGACTGTTTCGATGATCCACGGCCCGGCCGGCGTGTCTGCCTTGAAGATGATTGCGTCGCGCCGGCTGGGGTCGAGGCTGAGTGCCCGGAACGTCCCGTCAGATGCGCGCCAGGGAGACCATGACCCGTCCGTCACCCCGTATGCGACGAGCTGCGTTTTCGGCGTGTAGGCGGTTGGGTCGTCGATCTTCGCGTAGGGCGCGCGGGTGTAAAAGATGCCTGACTGGTAGGGATTGTCCGGGTTTTGGGCGTCTCGGAAGAAGTGGATGTCGCCGCCCGACAGGACTGGGTGTGTCCACGATTCGCCACCTGATGTGGGCCATCCCTTCGCCCACCCCGCGAATGACAGGTCGCCGCTCGCGGCGTCGATCTTGAGTAGCGCACCACGGTTCGGCCTGTTGTTCCACCCGCCCTGGATTGGCTCGATGCCCAGGCAGGACACGAGCAGCGTGTCAGCGTCGACGCGTGTGACGTATCCGGGCCAGTACACGGTCGAGCCCTCGTTGGGGATGAGCTGGTTGAGGACTAGCCTCATGCGCCCATCTTCCTGCACCATGACCATTGAGTGCATGGACGCGGAGTAGGTGTTCGAGTCGCCGAAGAACCACACGGCGCGGCCGTTGGCTACCGGCACGGAGAAGCCGCCGTCTGATCCTGTCCAAATGTGGCTGGGTATCCTGTCCCACATGAGTTGGCATTCTTGGATCGTGGTGGGGGATTGCACGCCTGGGAGCTGCGATAGTAACGATCCGGGGAGATTGTTCACGTTGTGTCACCCTGTCAGAAGGTTAGCGAGGATCGCGGCGAGGAAAGTGTTTCCCTTGTCTGAGTAGTGCTGTGGGTTGGCGGGGTCGCTCATGAGACCGAGCCCCGAGTCGCCCGCCTGCAGTCGGGGCCACTGTGTGCCCATGTCGAAGAACGCGACACGATCTGGGTTCGCTAGGGCGACGGATTGGAGGAGCTTTTGCAGGTAGGCGTACTCCTCGGGTGTTCCTGCCTGCGATCCGCTCTTGGGGACGGGGCGCGGTGGCATGACGAAAAGGATCGAGCGCGGACCTGACGTCGAGTTTTTGATCTTGTCGATGAGAGCCTGCACGGCAGTGTCGATGAATGCGATGCCGTTGGCGAGCCAGTCCGCGTCGCCCGCGTAGACGAGGATCAGATCAGGGTTGAGTGCCCTCGTTGCGACCCATCGTCCGGTGTCCCACGCATACCAGGTCGTCGTCATTTCCTTGATTTTCTGGTCTTGCGTTGTCGCGTCGATGACGTGGACGCCGGAGTTTTCGTCGCCGTCGAAGAACTCGACTGCTTCGAGAGGGAAGTTGTTAGCCCCGTCTGCGACGCCCTGGAATGACACGATGTGCGGCCCTCGGTTCACCGTGAAGGTTGCGACCTGACCGTCGATGTCACCGCCGACCGATGACAGGGTGCCCACCTTGGTCCCGTCGATGAGGACGTCGGCGTTTCCCGCGAAGGTCGCTTGCTTCGTGTAGTAGACCTTGACGGATGTGCACGTCGTGGCGGGGAAGGTGGCTGTCGCGCCGTTGTCGAGATTGAGTGTGGTGCCCGAGATGCCCTTGCCGACGGTGTAGACCTTCGTCGGTCCGGTGACCGTCGTGGCCTTCGGGATGGAGGCTACCGACTGTGCGGCGTTGACCCATCCGAGCCCGCCCGGCTCGCCCTTGCGTAGGCGGTCCTGCAGTAGCTTCGTGAAGCGTGTCGCGGTGGTCGTGGCGCCCACGCCCTCATGGCCGCTGAGGACCATGATGCGCGCGGCTTTGAGGCCGCGCGTGTGGTAGGCGACGCGCCACGCGGTGAGACCTGCTAGGCAGTCCTGCCGCACGTAGGTGTGCGACAGTGCCACTGACGCCGTGGAATCGGGGTCGGCGAGCATGTTCGCGAATGCCGCGCCCGTCTGTGTGCCTGAGGCGATGACGCTCGAGACGCCCGCGTCGGTGGGCTTGACCATGCTCGCGGCGGATGATGCGGCCTGCGTCGCGGCTGCCTTCGACGCGGCCACATCGGCGACCATTGTGGCGGCGGATGCTTTCACCTGTGCGGCGGCAGCCTTTGCTTCGGCGGCAGCGGTGATCGCGGACATGACGTCGGCGTACTGCGCCGGGTCGGCCACCTGCGTGAGGCTTGATTTCGATCCGAGGGGGATTTCGTCCGGGTCGGCTGTGACGACCTGGATCGTGCGTGCCAGGCTCACCCCCGTCTCGTTGTGCTGCCCGATGCGGGGTGCTGTCTCGACGACGACCTTGATGACGAAGCCGGCGCCCTCGGTGATTGTCGGGTCGTCGCTCGCGAGGACGGGCACGCGCAGGCCCGCAGTGGGGATGCTCGTCGAGATGAGCGGCACCCGCGGCACGGGCTGCCCGCCGACCCATACGTCGCGGTCGTAGACGACGCTCACGCGCGCGTCGGCGACGTTGGAGCCCTCGCCGAGTGGGTTCAGGCTGACATCCGCGGGCCGGATGACGAGGTTTTTCATGGTGCTCACCTGTACCCTCCGACCCAGGCGACGCCGCCCGCAGTGATGATGTCTCCGGCTGCCCACGAGTGTGAGCTAGAGCCGATCGCGGTCTTGCTGTCGGCGACGAGACGGAAGGTTGACGAGCCGGTCCAGACAACTCGTGTCGGCGTCTCCCACGAGTTCGCCGCGCAGCGCACCCAGCCGGCGTTGTCGCTGATGCTCCCTGCGTAGCGGATCGCGACAGGGCTCTGGAAGTAGTAGACGCCGACACCCAGATGGCTGTTTTCGGCGCGCTCGAGGTAGAGCTGCCATTTGAAGGTGCGGCCCTGGCGCTGATACTCGTACCACAGCTTGCCCGATCCGATGTTCAGCGCCGTATTGTTCGGGCCGGTGTACCACAGCCGGTATGCCCCGCTGTCGGTGACGCGAATCGGCTTCGTGTCGTAGATGAGCCACTGCTGCCCGTCCCACTCGCGGATCTGATTCAGGGAGGGGATACGCACCCGCCTGTAATCATTCGAACCGAGCGACGAGAAGCGCGACAGCAAGTCCTGCTCGCTGACCGCGGTGAGGGTCAGCGCGCCCGCGAGCTGCCGGTCGCGCATCTGCTCTGTCGCGGGGATGCTCTTGACGAGGTCGGAGCCTTCGCTCCAGGGCAGTCCGGTCTCTTTGCTCGACGCGGTCATTCGGTCGCCTCCTCGGCTGGTGGGGTGGATTCCTTCGGGGCGTGCGCGATGACGCCAGAGATGAGAAGCGTGTCACCGACCCACGTGAGCGCGACGATGTCGCCGACAGCAGCGGCCATGCCGACGGGGTGCACGGCGTACGTTTCGCCCTCGTCGATGACGACGAGGGCGGGCTCACGGTTTCCTGTGACCGGGTCTGGTGTGTCGTCGACCCATGACAGGCGTCCGTGCACGCTTTGTGAGCGTGGCCGCTGATACTGGGGTGTCCTCACGTCGTCACTCCTGGGATTGTCAGTGAGCGTGCTTGCGCGTCGGCGACGCGCTGCGCGCCCAGGGGGATGTCAAATCGGTCGACTACGCACCCGTAGGCGTGCTCGTCGGTGATGACGTCGACGGCGTCGCCGCCTTCCATGAGCGGGTTGGCGAGGGCTTTCCATGAGATGTCGACGGCTGAGCCCATGAAGCGGGCGCCGATCGCGGCGGCCATCATTTCGAGTGCTTCACGGTCGTCGGCGTCGATGAGTGACGTCGTATAGGTGCCGGTGCGGCGCCCGAATGGCCCGTCGACGCGTGTCGCAGAGTCGGGGTTCGTGTCGCGCCACACGCCACGCCCCCGCCCCTGATCGGCGCGCTCAGACACGACGTGCCACTCGTTTTTCACGCTGCTGTTCTTCGCCTGCTTCGTGACCTGCGTCAAGTCCTGACCCACCCGCGTCGTCCACCGTGACGCGACACCCGGCGTCTGCACCGGCCGCACGACATACAGGCCCGCGACGGGACTCTTGAAGATCTCGCAGCCGATCGACGCGGCGAGCTCGGTGATCATGTCGATGCGTGCCGTCTGCGTCGCATCCTTCGTGATGAATGGGATGTTGTTTGCGTCGGCGAGGCCACCGGATAGGTCGATGACTCCGGCGCCGGCGTCGGCTTCGGCGATGAGCCAGCGAAAGACGTCGAGGTGTGTGTACCCGGCGAAGTTGGTGATGCCACCGAATCCGCACATGCCGACGAGTGCCATCGTGTCGGGCGCTTCGACCTTGATCCGCCCGGACGGCCACTCGACTTGCGGGTCGTCGCACAGGAACTCGCCGACTGGGACGGTTTCTTCGGCGCCGCCCCATGAGAAGCCGGAGCGTACGCGTAGCCTCATGCCGGGGTAGGCGAGGACGTCCCACAGGTCACGGAATGTGCCGCCCCACTGGTCGAGCGCGAACTCGAGCGATGCTTGCCGGCGTACCGTCGAGTTCGCGTCGACGGCGATCTTTGACGCGGACGCGACGATGGGCAGGCCCGACAGGATGAGGTCACGGCCAAGATATGCGTCAACCTTGCATACCTTCGCCGCCGACGAGTGCAACGATTCGACAAAAGCCTCGCTGACGCGCAGCTCGTCGATCGGGTTCATCGTCGTCAGCGGCGCGTCGGGAATGTCGGCGGAGTCGAGGGTGGGGCGCCCGCTCGGTGCGGGCGCGTCGCCCTCGGCGGGCGTTGTCGGCGTTTCGGCCGGCGTGTCGGTCGCGGCGACATACGTGGGGCGCCAGATGCGCAGCTTCAGGTAGCGGTCGTCGCGCGTCTTCATCGCGGCGGTGCCACCCGCGCTCAAAGATTGGCTGATGCCGGGCGTCGACGTGTTGCCGCCGATGGTCTGCATGTCGTGTGACGTGCTCGACGTCGGGCCGCGACGCACATACTCGACGTGATACGTGCCGGCTGAGTTGAGGAAGAAGACGATGTCGCCCTCACGCGCGTTCGCGTATGACGTCTGCGTGAACATGGGTGAGCGGCGCATCCACTGGTCGAGCGCGACCGTGTACGCCGGCGCCGAGCAGTACTTGCCCCAGTTGTAGCCGCACGCCTTGATGAGGCCGAGCTGGATGAAAGCGGCGCACCACGCGCCGGAGCTGATGCCGTCGGGGAGTTCACGCCACCCGCGCCAGCCGTTGCCCCAGTAGACGCCCTTGTCGCGGTTGTATAGGGCCGTCATCGCGGCCGTCACGGTCGCCACGGTCGCGGGGATCGCTTCGGGTGGCACGCTCGCGGGTGACGACGTCGATGTGGACGTGGAGCCGGGCACGATCGAGGAGCCGAGCGCCTTGAACGCTTCGAACAGTGCGATGCGTTCGTTCATGCCCCAAGGCGTGATCGTGCTGTTCGGGTCGCCAGCGTTTACGGCACGTGACACTGTCCAGATCGAGCCCGTCTTGCGGGCCGCGTCGATCAGTGACGTGTACTGGCCCCACGAGCGGGGGATTGTCCAGTACCATACGCCCGTCATCCACCAGTGCGCGGAATCGGCCAGGCGCGTCGGCTGATTCACGAAAAGGTTAGCGTCGGACACGAGCCCCTTGCTCTTGGCCCACGCCCCATACGCCGCGTAATTGGCGCGCCACGTCACCTGCTCGAAGCCGCGCCCAATGTACGGGTCGTATCGCTGCCCCGAACCGTACTCCGTCGCCGTACGGAAATAGGCCGACTCCTGCGCGAGCGTCGCCATGAAAAGCGCGCACTCGGTGACCGTCTTGCAGCCGACGCGGCGCATCGCGTCATTCGCGCCGGCCGCGAGCTGCTCGGCGGATGCGACCATCCCTGATCCGGCGCCGACCGATGACAAGGCCTTCTTCAGTTGTGCGCCCGTCAGTGCCATGCCCGACCGCCTTTCGTGCACATGAAAGGCCGCCCGGTCAGGGGCGGCCTTTGGGGGTGGGTGTGACTATCTGGCTGTGCGGCGCGGCGGCTACTCAATGTCGCAGGTGATCGTCACCTCGATCGTCACGCCGCCGACACCGTCAGGCGTCGTGATCTCGTCGACCGCGTTGTTCAGCGGCATCTCACGTGCGCCCTCATGGGTGGCGAGCATGACGGCCTCGCGGTACGCGCTCGACTTCGCATTGTCGAGGGCGCCCGGCGATTCGACCTCGGCGGCAGTGAGCTTGCGCACCGCCCGGAAGGCGTCGACCGCGGGCAAGCCCTGGGTCTCGTCCGGTGCGGGCTCGTGCCCATCCGTGACCGGGGCCGGGGTGGTGTCGTCGCTCATGAGTCCTCAATCGTCGCTGAAATACTGTCGAAGGTCTGCGCCACGTCACGGATACGGCGGTGCGGGCGAAGCATCGTCGGCGAAGGCCGATCCTGCTCCACCCATTTGATCGTCCACGTCCGCCACTGCGTGATGTCGTCGTCGTCATCCCACGACGCGAGAGGGTCCGTGCAGTGATTCACGAACCGATCCCACGACAGGGCGGTAATCCTGATCCACGGCGGGAAACCAAGGCCACGATGGTGGGAGAAGAAAAGCGGCGACAATCCCGCGAAGCACCGCCGCAGCCGCCGCTCCTCATTCAAGGTGCGGGTGCGGATCTTCGTCGACCCGACGTAGCTGCCGAGCATGCCCGACGTCGACACGATCGGGTACTGCGGGCGCTCGTCCGACCCTGCAGCGGCGGGCACCGCCGTCACGTCCGTGTCGATCGGCAGGTCACGCGAGTCGTCGGTGAGTACGTCGACGCGTAGCGACAATTCCGGCTGCGTCGGGTGAATCAGCATCGGCCCGGACAGGATCGGCATGACGACGGCGCCAGTCGACCGCTCGCCCGTAGTGTACGTCGCGGCCTGGCCCTGCTGCAGCTCGTAATCCCACCACGTGCCCTGCTCAACCGCCGACGGGAAGCGGACACCCTCGACGATGTCTTCGCCCGACCACGCGTCGCCGACGACGCGGTCGACGGACAGCATGCCCGCGCCCGAGATCGCCACCCGAGGCACAGCGACGCCCGGCGAAACTGGAAGCCACTCGAGCTTCACTGTCAGCGGGTCGATCGTGTAGCGCATCCAGTAGACCGAAGACGACTTCCACGGCTGATCCGGGTCGTCCTCGGAAGCGAACACGCACGCGAGGTTCCCGTCTGCGGTTTGCGCGAGACCGCCATACATCATGGCGCGGTCCCCGCCAGGGAAGTCGTCACGAGTCGACCATGAAGCGCCATCATCCTGCGACCACGCCCACGCCCATTTTCCGTGAACGGGGTCGGGGCCGTTCGACCCGCCGCGTAGCAGCATGACGATCGTCCCGTCACTGGCCTGCCCGGTCGCGGGGAAACCCGAGTACCCGCCGAGCACAGGCCCGATGTACGTCCACGCCACGCCGTCATCGCTTACCGCTGTGTGGATCGCCGTGTCCGAGTCGCCGCGGATCGTCATCAGCCACTTTCCGGACGCGAGCTGCAGGATGGGCGCCTCCGACAGCTTTAGGTCTGCCGAGACATTGAGCGGCGCCAAGGGCGACCACGACTTTCCCGCATCCCTGCTCGTCAGCGTGATCGGGCGCTGCTGCGTCTCGCCCGCCATCACGCCATAGCCGACCGCAACCCACATCCCATCCGGCGTCGCAGACAGCGCGCAGCCGTACCACCATGATGCAGCCGACAGAGGAAGATCGGGCGACGGCTGCGACCATGACGATCCTGTCGCAAGCAGCGGCGAGGTGATGACCTTCGCGCTGCGACGCTGCACCGTCGACGTCGTCGCGTTCACGAAGTGCTCAGCCAGCAGCAGAAGAACCCACTGCTGCCGCGACTCATCCCACGCCAGGCCACCCACGCTGATCTCGATCAGGGGGTCACCATCGTCGTACAGCACGAAAGGCGCGCCGTACGTGCGACCGCCATCGGTGCTGAGCGCGCCACGCACGTAAGAGTTGTGGTCGTTGACGTGCTCCGCCGCCGATCGCCACGTAGCCAAAACCACATCGCCGCGCGACGCGATCACGGGGAAGGCGTCATACCGCCCGTTCCCGAAAAGCTTTGTCGCCCGGCCCGGTATCAGATCCATGCCGTCACCATCCTCCTTCAGCGCCGGGTAGGACTGAGCCCCACTGTGATTCGCGCGCCCCGTGCCCGAATGTCGATTCGGCGATGGGGCGACTGTCGAGCTGCGTGATGACCTTCACCGGTGACGGCTGAACGATCGGTGCCGGCTGCGACCGGATCGCGTCGGCGAGCACGTCCAAGCGCGCTTCGAGGCGCGCCGTCGTCGGCCCAGACGCCCACGCGATCCGCTGATTCGCGGCCTGCATCGCGATGAGCTGCGCGTTTGCCTGCGCTCGCGCCTGGTCGGCGACCTCACCCGTGCTGATGCCCTTGAGGTCGTCGAGCAGGCGCGTCTTGCGGTCGGCGAGCTTGTCCGACGTGTCGAGGCCCGCCTGCGCCGACTTGAGCCGCGACAGGGCGCCACCCGACAAGGTTTGCGCGATCGCCTGCGCGTCCGAGTCGCCCTGCTCCAGCAGACTGCGGGCAAGGCGCGGGAAGCCACGCTTCTTGATGCGCTCGATGTTGTCGAGGAACCGCTGCGACAAACCGTTCTGCTGGCCGGTGGCCTGCATGAAACGGCCCGTCGTGTCGAGCTTCGCCGCCGACGCGAGAGAGTCATACTGACGCTTGTTCTCCCAGCGAACATCGTCAGCCTTCGCCCACGCCTCCTTCGCCTTGCGCGTCTGCTCAGCGGCCTTCACCAGCGCCGCACCAGTCTTCCCGGCCTGCGCGGTCTGCGCGCGGTACAGCTTCTCCACCGCGTCGACGAACTTCTTGTTCGACTCGAGCCACTTCTTGCGCGCGTCCTCGACCTTGCTCGGGTCGACGCGCCCCGCGGAAACGACCTGCATGATGCCGCTCATGTCAGGCGTCCAGTCGTCGCCCTCGACAGAGCCCCCCGACGCGAATCGGGGGAACGGCTTGCCGGTGCGAGCGTAGGCGCGCATCCGGTACAGGTTGTCGTGCCCGCCCATCGCGTCGACCTCACGGCCAGTGATGACATGCTCGCTGTTGCCCATGAGCACAGGCCCAGTCGTCGTCAGCGTGAGCACCTGATCGGACGTCGCCGATCCGGGACCCTTGATGCGCCCGCCGGCAGTGCCGTCCTGGAAGCCGTACTCGCGGCCATCATCCGGCAGCCACGGCAGGATCGAACCGCCCGATGCGAAACGGCGCAAACCATCCGATCCGCCGACACGACCACCCTTGGCGCGGTACTCGCCATACTTCTGCCGGGCGATCGCGTCACCCTCCGCCTTGAAGACAGCGGTGATGCTGAAGGTCTTGCTCTGGGCGGCGCTCAGGACGCCGTTGATCTTCGCGAGCGTGTCGGCGGTGATGGCCTTCGAGTCGATCGTGACCATCGTGCCGTTCGCCGACACTGCGGCGCCCTTGAGCTTGTTGATCTTCTCGCGATCAGCGTTCGCGAGCGGCGCACTCGTGTTGATCTGCACCTTCGTGCCATTGACCGCGACCGACTTCGCGCCGAGCCCCTCGATGAGGGCCTTGATGGCTGGAGCGTTCGTGCCGGCCGGGATGTGCACGATCTGCCCGTTCGCGAGCCGTGCCACGTTCGACAACTCGCCGATCGCCTTGTTCGCGACGTCGGCGCCGAGCTGCTTCACGTCGACCGTGACCGAGCCATCCTTGTTGTGCACGATGCCAGGCACCGACTCGATTGCAGCCTTTGTCTCAGGCACCTTCATTGCCTCGGCCGTGACCGTCAGCTTCTGTTGGCTCGCGTCGTACGCGGTGCCCTTGATCGCCTCGAGCATCTGCAAAACCTGCGGCGCGTTCGGCGTGTCGGCGGGGATCTCGATCTTCGAGCCGTCGAGTCGCACGACAGAATTGCCGAGCTCGTAGACCTCATACTTTGCGGCCTCGACGCCCTTGACGTTGACGTCGGCAGTCGTGTCGACCTCGCCCACCTTGAACAGCTCATCAGCGAGTCGCTTCGCCTCGGATGCGCTCTTACCCATCGACACGGCGTGTTCGATATACGCCTTCTTGCCCTGCGCGAGGATCGCATTCGCCTGCTCGCTCGAGCCCGTCGCCTGCTTCACGCTAGAGGCCCACTCGCCATACTGCGCGACGATGTCACGCAGCGCCGAGCGGTTCGCGCGGCCCTTCTCGCTATTCGCGTCGAGGGTACGCCCGTTCTCCTGCAGCGCCTTGTCCGCAGCGTCGACAGCGGCGAGCGCCGCGTCCTGCCCGGCCTCCTGCTGCAACAACACGTTGTTGAGGTTCTTGTACGCGCTGATCAGCTGATCGAGTGCTTCCTTCTGCTTCTGGCGCGCGGCCTGGTCGGCCTTCGCCTTCTCCGTCGCGGACTGCTGCTTGTACGCGCTGGAGTCGAGCACCGAAGACCACTCAGGCATCATCCTGATGAGGTCCTTCTGGTCGACCCCGTACTTCTTCGCCTCGTCGGAGAGCACCTTGAACTGTGCCGAGGCCTCGGCCATGTTGCCGTTGTTCGCGAGGTCTGCGAGGTGCCTGCCGACGCCTTCGAGACGACCCTTCACGGCGTCGATCGGGCCGAGAGCACCCTTGGCTAGGCCGGTCTGCTTGAAGATGCCAGCAGCAAACCTGTCGACACCGTCAGTTGCCTCGTTCGTCGCGCCCTTGAGGGACTTCATGCCCTCCGCGAAGCTCATCGACGAGTCCTTCGCCGCGGCGACGGACATGTCCTTGAAGATGTCGTTGAGTCCAGCACCGCCCTTGGCCGCGGACTGCAGGTCGAGGCCGAGCCGTTCCGTCTGGCGCCCGTAGTTCTCAACCTCGCGGCCGCTCGTTGCTGCCGCGACACCAGCCGCGATGAAACCAGCGGCGAGCATGCCAAGGCCAACCTTGCCGACAACGCCCATGTTGCGGATCGCATTACCGGCCTGCACCGCACGGCCCCGCAGGCCCGCGAGCATCGTGCCCGACGAGCTACCTGCACGCACCCACTCAGCGAACGCGCCAACGCCGTCACGCAGCGCACCTACGGCCGTCGAGATGCCGGAACGAATCGACCGGATGGCGTTCACCATCTTGATGACACCAGCCGCCGCAAGCAGACCCGCCGAACCGAACGCAGCGATCTGCACAACGCCCGACTGCACGCCAGAGGGAAGCTCGCCGAAAGCGGACACCAGCTTGTCGACGTTCTGGATGAGGCCACGGATCGGGCCGTTCGCGCCCTCACCCGCTCCGATGAGGATGTTCTCGAGGTCACCCTTGAGCGCCTCGAGGTCACCCTTCGCATTGTTCAGCTTCGCTGCGGCGACCTGCGACGCGAGACCACTCTTGTTGACCGACTCAGTCCAGGCGCGAATACCCTTCGTGTCGCCGTACATCGCGTTCGCCGCACGCACAGCATCCGACCCGAAGATCGTCGCGAAAGCCTGTTGACGCTGCTCCTGCGTCAGACCCTTCGTCTTCTCCTTGAGCTGATCCTGCAAGCCAGCGAGGCCGACGAACTCGCCCTGCGCCGTGAAGGCGTTGATGCCGAGATTCCTCATCGCCGCAGCGGCAGCCTTCGACGGGTTCGCCAGGGACAGCAACATCGTCTTCATCGACGTGCCAGCATCCGAGCCGCGCAAGGCGTTCTGGTCGAACATCGCGAGCGTGCCAACCGTGTCCTCAAGGTGAGCGCCGAACTGGTTTGCGACGCCACCACCCTGTGCGAGGGCCATTGCGAGGGAATCCACGCTCGCCGTCGACGCGAGCGCACCACCGGCGAGAACGTCCGCGATGTGCGTCGCGTCCTCGCCGCCGAGCTTGAACTGCGTCATCGCCATTGCCGACACCTCGGCAGCGCGGGCAAGGCCGATGCCGCCCGCCGCTGCGAGACCAAGCGCGCCAGTCAGGCCACCGCCGATGACTTCGGACGCGGACACGCCCGCCTTGATGAGCTCCTCCGCAGCGTTCGCAGCCTCGACGCTCGAATACACCGACGCCGCGCCGGCCTCCTTGACTGCGGCCGTCAACTGCGGCAGCTTGCCGACGTCCATGTTGGTGAGGTTGGCGCGGACACCGCCCATCGCCTCGTCGAAGTCCATGAACTGCTTGACCGCGAGACCGAGACCGAGGCCGATCGTGCCGCCGACCATCGCCATCTTCCCCGCCGCAGCATTCCACGCCTGCGTCCGCGCGATGCTGCGCTGAGCCGCCGCCGCGTGCGCGTTCGTCGCAGCCGTAGCGCGCTCCTCAGCGGCCGTCACCTGCGCCGCCGCGCGAGCCTGCAGCTCCTGCGCCGCCGTAAGCCGCTGCTCAGCCGACGCCGCCGCATTCGTCACCGCATCATGGCGCGCACGGGCACGCGTCACCTGCTGCTCAGCCGCCGCGATCTGCGCAGCCGACGCCGCACCAGACGAACGCACAGCCTCCAGGCGCGCTTCAGCCTCACCGACACGCGTCGCAGCCGCAGACGCAGCCGCACGCACCGACGTCGCCCGCTGCTCAGCCGCAGCCGCACGCTCCGTCATCGAAACCTCGACACGCTTCGCCGCCGCGACACGCTGCGACGCCTGCGCCGACTCAGCCGCAGCAGCCCGCACCGCACGCGTCATCGCCGCCACACGACGATCCAGACGCGTCACCGACCGCTCAGCCTCATCCATACCCGCCGACATGCCACGCACGTCAGCGACGAGACGGATCACCACGGAACGCTGAATCGCCACAGCGGCCTCCTGTTCAGTTAGGTTTGGGTCATGCTGAAGTCGCGCGACGCGTTCGCCGCCCTGACCGCCGTTTTCCTGCTGCTCGCCGCGCAGAACGCGAGCCGGCCAGCACCGATCAGCGCGCTCATCTGCGCTGTCATCGCCGTCGCGTGCGGCGCCCTGTGGTGGGGCCACGCGAAACGCGACCAGCGCATCGGCCGGTAGTCACTCGAAGACCGGCGCGAACTCGTCGTCGACGTCCGGCTCCGGACTCTCCTTCACGAACGCAACCTTCACGCCCGGCTCAGGATGGTCATGCTCGGCGCGGTACTTCTCCTGCGCCGCACACTTCGGGCACGTGTGCTCCTGCGGCACGTAGTCCTGCTCGGTATCCCACTCAGCAAGCGGCCCCGAACACCCCGAGCACAGCGACCGCTCATGCAGATGCAGCGCCACCGCAATCAGACGATCCTTGTCCGTCCACTCACCCTGGCCCGTGCCGATCAGCGTCGACGGCGGCACACCCCACGAGCGCGCCGCCTCGACGTAATCGACTACTCGCGGATGGTCGGCGAGGTGAGCAGCGAGAAATCCGGCGTCACCCCCGGCGTACCCAGGTACTCCAGGACGTCGTGCTGCAGGCTCGCCCACTGCCCGACGCCACACTTGCGCGCCAGCTTCCGCCACCCCTCGATGGGCAGCTCGTCGCCGTCGATCGTCGCGACCTGCGCGAGCAGCTCCATGAACGGCTCCTCGGACTCGAGGTTGCCAAGTTCGCTGAGCTCGTCAAGCGTCAACTTGTCCGAGACGACGACCTCATGCGCCGTCTCACGCACAGCCGGCGCCAGCTCGTTGACCTTCGCCACAGCCTCACCGATCTCGACCGCGAGCGCCTCGAGACGCTCCTGCCGCGGGTCGATGTCACCGACCGCAACGTCCGGCGCGAGCTCCTCATCGACAGGCGCGAGCAGCTCAGCCTCAAGCTTGTCGAACTCGCCGCGCGCCACATCATGCGCAGCACGAGCCTGCAAGTACTGCTTCGTCTTCGGGTGCGTGAACACCTCGAACGTCTCCGAGCCGTACTCGTCATCGGCGAGCCACTCGGGCAGCTTGAAATCGTCCGTCTTCGCGCTCTGCTTCTTGCTCATATCCATCTCTCCTCTGCTAGAGACCCCTCTGCCTCAGGGTGTGGAAGCCCCGCCCGCGACCGGCAGAGGTGGCCGCGGGCGGGGTGAATGTGGGAGCGGTCAGGCCGCGACGACACCCGCCCAAGCGCGCTGCACATACAGCGTGATCGGACGCTTGATGTAGCCCTCACCCTCGACCTGCTGCGGGGAGCCAGTGACGACCTCGAAAAGCTCGTACTCGTCACCCTCGGCCCACGCCTCGGTCGACTTCTTCGACGTGTCGCGACGAGCGATCCACAGGCGCGTGCCCATCGTCTTCAGCGCCTGGTACACCGCGTCACCGACCTCGCCGCCAGGGCTCGTCGATGCTTCCGGCTTGCCGTCCTTGAAGTAGCGGAACGGCGTGATGCTGCCCTCGTACTGCGCGAACGTCGGCACCTCGGACTCGACCTGATCGCACAGCGCCGGGTCGGTGACCGTCTTGTCCTCCTTCGCGCCAAGCTTGAAGTCAGACTTCGCGATCCGGCACGCAGCGTCGATGACACCCGTACCCGTGAAGACAGACGCCGGCAGAGCCTTACGCTCCGCTTCAGATGCGCCGGGGATGGACGAGAAAAGGGCCAGCTTCGTCGTGCCGGCCGCCAGAGCCAGGGGCATTACTTCTTCTCCTCAGAGTCGGTTGTTGCCCCGGCATCCGGGGACTTCTTGCCACGCGACAGGGGCGTCGCGCGCAGGTTCGGGAAGGGCGAGTCATCGCCCAGGAAGTGCTCGGGAACACGCACCTTCTTGCCGTGATTGGCGGCGTCGTACGCGTCCACGAATCCGTCGAGATCAGCCATGTCGGGCCTTTCTTGGGAATGCGAAAGGGCCACCCCTATCGGGACGGCCCTCGGTTCGTTGTTCGATTGGGTCAGGCGGCGTACGAGCGCACCTCGAGCTGATCGCGGCACCACCACACGGGCCGCGCAAGGTCGGGGTCGCGCGCGATGTTGCCGGCGACGAGCTTCTCCACCTCGACGAGGCGCCCACCAACGAGCGGCGTCGCCGTGTCGTACAGCGCCTCGAGACGGTCACGTACCTGTCGCACCTTCGCCGGCGACAACGCGGCGACGAGGACGCGCGGGTGGAAGGTGCCAAGCTCGTTGACGTCACCCACGGACTCCGGCGACGACTGCGCCGAATCAGACTCGACGACGACGTACGGGTATGGCGGATCATCCGGCACCTCATCGAGATACGTCACGACGCCACCGACAGCAACCTTCACCGCGGCAAGCAGCGCCTGAGCGTGCGAGTCTGGCAGCGCCGGCCTCACAGCCGCCTCACGATCTCCGCGCACACCGCGTCGGCGATCTTGCGCTCCACCACGGGAGCCTCCGCATGCAACGCGATGACCGGGTCAGGGATCTGCGGCGCCATCCGAGACGACCCGAAGTAGTACAGGTTCTCGAGCTTGCCGACACCGCGCGCCTCCGGGCCGGACTCGTAACCGAGACCGCCGAGGATGGACTCGCCCTTCATCGCGCCAGGCAAGCCCCTCGCGTGACGATGCCCGGACGCCTGCTGCTTCAGGACGTTCGTCGCCGCCACCTTCGACGCCTGCACCACCGGCACCACAGCGCGCGTCGTCGACACGCGACCAAGCGCCGCCGCGAGCTGGGAAAGTTCGGTCACCAGTCCACCCCCTCGCACGCATACCGAGCATCACGCTCGAAGGTCTGGAAGCTGCGCCCCTTCACCGTCATCTGACGGCCGACGAGACGCGCATGTCGAGTCACCGTCACACGCGCCTCATTCGGCAACTCAGGCGCACCCAGCGGCAACCGCAAATCCGTCGGCGTCTTACCCGCAAACGCCGCAGCCGCCTCAACCTCCGACGCCTGCACATTCACACGCTGCAGGCGACACCGACCCTCGTACAACACGCGCCACGAGACGACATCCTGCAGTGTGTCCGGGTCAGTCACGACCTCGCCAGGCACCTCGACGCGGCACTCGTCGACCATGAGAGATTCAGACAAGGCGCGCAGGTCGGCGACTCCGGCCGCGACGTCACCCGCGACCCAGCCGAGGTCGCTCATCGCCAGCTCCCCGCGTACGGGATGCTGCCCGACCACCCGCCGGACAGGTCAGGCTCGTCGAGCCCGAACATGCCCCACAGGTCATCGTCGATGGCGACGCGCCCCGCTGACTCGCTCACGCGCCGAGACACGCGAGCATCGTCGACAGCGACGTCGTACTGCGCCGCGCCGCTCGGGTTGCGAGCGTGCGCGACGACAGCCATGCGCGTGAGCGCCGCGAGATCATCGGGCGCCAGCGTCACCCCAAGCTTGTCGATGCGACGCTGAATGAGGCGTTGCGCATCCGACACCCACAGCTGGAGCTGTGCGTCGGTGGGCGCGGAGGCGCCGCCCAGCTCTGTCTTGATCTGCTCGATCACATCAGCCATGACGACGCCCCCCTCACTCACTCGCTCTTCGCCTTGCGCGACGCCGGCTTTGCTTCCGGCTCGGGCGCATCCCAGAAGCGGGCAGGGATCTTCCCACCCAGCTCCTGAGTGCGCTCCGTGCCGGCCGGGTAGACGACACCATCGGCGAGGACGGTCTCGATCAGCCGCGCACCCATCAGGCGCCCAGGACGCCGCGCACGATCGTGAGCTGCGTCGGGTCGTCGAGAACCGGCAGGCCGAGCGCCGCGCCCTTAACCGAACGGCGAACCGGGTTGTCACTGCCGAGCGTCACGATCGTGATGCCCTTCGCGATGTCCGACGTCAGCGCCGTCGTGTTGTTCGGCTGCACGCGCTGCGTCTGCTGCACGGCCTCCTGCGTGATGCCGAGCTGCGTCTGACCGACCGGGTCAGTCGCCGACGGCAGGAACACGACGGTGCCCTCGGGCAGCACACGCGAACGCGTGCCGTCCACGTTCGACAGGACACGGTCGTACGTGATGATGTCCGGCAGACCGTTGTCAGCGAGCCACGCCGACAACGCAGCCTGACCGACCGGCGCCTGCGGGTACTTCGCGGCGATACCCGCGAGGAGAACCGCACGCACCTTGCGCGTCGTCAGGATCGCGCCGGCGTCGATACCAGCCTCCTCGCCGTGCGTGTTACCGACGGCGAACAGGTTGTCGAGGGCGTTCGCGGGCGTCCACGCCGCCACGGCCGTGATGTTCTGCTTCGCCGAGACGCCGAAGTCGACCTCGTGGACGACACCGTCCTCGGCCTGCAGGGACACCTTGCCGGTCGACAGGAGCTGACCGCGCATCAGCTCGAGCGTGTTGTCGATGGCGAGCGCGGCCTGACCGGCGGCGGCGTCGACGGTGGGCTGCCAGTCGACGGGGATGCCAGCGAGCTGCTTCGCCATGACCATCTCGTTGGTGAGGTCCTGCTCGGACAGGTCGATGATCGGCGTGATCGCAGGCAGGTCGCCCTTGACCTCGACGAGGCCGGGGCGACGGATCGGCGTCGCGGGCGCGTCGATGGCGCGCACCGGGACAGCCTGGTCGAGACGCTTGCGGCGGCCGAGGCGGTAGCTGACGGCGTCGACGGCGATGTTCGGAAGGAACGTGGCGAGCGAGTTGCGCGCGTCGCGCAGCTCGCGGGCGGCCAGGATCGTGGGCCGCAGGTCGGGAACGAGATCGATCATCTGCATGACGTGTTCCCTCCTCTCAGTTGATGAAGTTGATGGCGGTCAGCGACTGCTCGGCGGCGACGTCGTGGCCGGCGGGCAGGTAGCGACGGTCGACGGGGCCACCACCGGTGGCGACCGCGACGAGGTGCTTGCCCGGCGTGACCTTGAAGTCGTTGACGAGGATGCCGGCGGACGGCTTGCTCGCGTCGCGGGGGCCGCTCAGCTTCGTCGACGCGTCCGCCTTGCCGATGTGCGTGCCGGACGGGACGACGGTGCCCGCGGGGAACTTGCTTCCGTCGAGCGTGACACCGTTGGTGTCGAGCGCGAGGAAGTTGCGAGCCCAGCGGCGATCGCTCTCGTTGTACTCGGTGCGCGTGGGCGCGAAGTTGGACACTGCTTTCTCCTTTGGTTGAGGTGTCCTGGAGGGGGCGGTGTGCGGCTTCGCGCCTCAGCACCGTGGAAGGTCAGGCAGCCGCGCCCTTGTGGACGCCGGCTGCGGTCTGCATGCGCGCGAGGGATTCCTTCACGCGCTCGTCGATGGACGGGGCGGATGCTCCGCCACCGAACGGGGCGCCTGGCATCGGGGTGCGCGGCGCATACGCAGGCTTGACGAGGTGCGGCTTCTCCGCCGCAACGCGCTCAAGCTCGGCCACGATCTTCGACTGGTCGGGCGCACCCGAGCCATCGGTGAGCTGCGTCAGATCGAGGTGCGGCATGACGTCGCCGACATCGTGGAAGCGAGCCGCTGCGGTCGTCGTGACGCTCTCGCGCACGCGTGCGGCGAGCTGCTCGGCCTGCCACTGCTGCTGGCTCTCCTGCACGGGCGCGAGCGCTGCCTGCACAGCGGCAGCGATGCGCGCCTCGAGGTCGTCGCCCTTCGACGCGTCCTTGGCAGCCTCGCCCTTCTCCTCGCCCGTCTTCTGGGCCGGGGGGGACGGCTTCGGCTTGCGCGCCTCGGCGAGCTGCGCCTCGAGGTCGGCGCGGGCCTGCCTCTCACGGACGAGGGCCTGCTTGCCGGGGTCGCCGAGCGCTTCCCACTCAGCGTCACTGACACCCTCGGGCTTCTCGGCCGCTGGGGAGTCGCTGCCTTGCTCGGCTTCCATGCGGGCATCCCCGAACGTGGCTCGGTGGAAGGCGAGCACCTGCTCGGGCGTGTGAGCGCCGACGGCGAAGGCGGAGCGTGCGGACGTGTTCTTCATGGGATTCCTCGAATCGCTCTCGGTGAAGTAGCCCGAACGCCGTCGCAGCGCCGGGAAGGATGAGTGCGCTCAGTCGCGCAGGTAGCCGTGCAGGCGTAGTAGGCGGATCGCCTCGAGCCGGTCACTCCCGGCGATCTGCATGATCGTCTCCGGCATCAACCGGACGCGGCCGCGCGTCGCACCCGCTCTCGTCGCAAGCACGCGCTCACTGCCGACCTGAGCCGTCGCCATGCCTCGCCGAGCGTTCACGACCTGCGCCGCGTCGGCGCCGTCGCGAATGGCCTGCGCGCCCGCCTTCGTGAAGAGCCGCTCCTGCTGCGCGACGTCGAGCGAGTCGAAGTAGGCGCGCGGGTCGGTCGTCAGGTGGCGGGCAGTGCTCTCCGTCGCCGGGATCGCTCGGCAATCACATCTCGGGTGCCTAGCGAATGCCGCGTTGTAGCGGTACACGCGGCCGGCGAGGATCGCGCAGCGCGAGCACGACGGCGGCACGAGCATGCGCACGTACCCAGTCACCTTCGGGCGGGCCGCGATGCTCACCGCACCGCCTGCGCGCCCCGCGTCGCTGATCTGCGTCAACACTGCACGATCGAAGCTTCCCGCCGGCGCCTCGGGGCGGCTGACAGCCTGGAGCAGACCGAGCAAGTCACGGCCATCCGACGCGACACCGGCGAGCGCCGCAGCATCCACGGCGGCGATGGCCGGGGCGCGCACACCCTGCTCGTCAAGCATGTCCTGCGACGCCGTGACCGCATCCTGCGCGGCCTGCAGCTGCGCAAACGTGACGAGCGCAAGTGCCCGCTTGAGGTTGCCGCGCTGCTGCTCACGTCGAGCGCCGATCAGGCCGAGCGTCGCGATCCTGCGCTGACGCCGGTAGTGCTCAAGCGCCGACTGAAGCTGCACCATCGGATGTCTGCTTCGTCAGCGCCGACACGACCGGGTCGTTGGCGAGCGCATCACGCTCCACCTTGCGCGCCTCGGCCGCGTCGTACTCCGCAACGGCCGCCGAGACCTCAGCCTCAGACCACCCGAGTAGCTTCTTCGCAGCCGTCTGCACGCCCATCCCGGACGCGACGAGCTTCTGCACGCCATCAGCGGCCGCAGACTCGATGCGCGTCTCCGGGTCACCCCAGCGCGGCTGCACGAGCGCCGTCGACGCAGGGTCCTCGATCATGAGGATGATCTGCATGAGCTTGCGCCACGCGACACCGAAGCTGCCGTACTGGCCCATGCTCTTGATGCGACGCACCATCGGCGCCTCATCCACCTTGAGCAGTTCCGCCGACATGTGCGACTTGAGGTCGAGCCGGTAGTAGGACGATGCGACCTTGGTGATTGAGCGGATCTGGCTCACCGCGTGGTCGGACCACTCGACGAAGCTCGTCAGGCCCGCCGGGGTGAGCTGCCCGAACTCGGCGTCCTTGCTCGTCGTGATCCACACATGATCGGCGCGCGGGTTGAACCCAAGCATGGGGCGGCCGTCCTTATCGAGGATCGGCTTTCCGTCCTTGTCCTTCGGCAGCTCGATGCCCTTGCCGAAGCGGATCGGGACGGCACCGAAGTGCCCTGCGAAGACCATGAGGCCCTCGATGAGGTCGACGATGTCGCACAGGGACGCGATGGGCTCGATCTCGCTCGTCGGGTCGGCGAGCAGGCGCGCCTTGTGTGCGAACTCGACGACCGGGACGACCGGAAGGCGCGAGGGCACATCGGCGACGACCGTCCAGCGGCTCACGATGTTGGAGCCCTCCGGGTCGTGCTGCGCCATGTCGGCCTCGAGGAGGTCGACGGTGCGGCCGATCAGCCACAGGCGCGCAGTGCGCTGCCCCGTCCACTCGTTCACGCTGACCTTGAGCGCGGCGTCGACGTCGTACGGCGGGTGCTGCATGCGGTGCACGGCCATCTGCTCGGCCGCCTCAATACCGACGACAGCGCGACCGTCAGCACTGCGGTCGATCTGCGCGAAGCTGACCCGCTTCACAAGCGCCTCACGGACAGCCTCGCGCTGCATCACGTCGAGGTCGTTTCCCTTGAAGGCGTAGTCGACGCGCTTCGCCGCAGCGGCGTCCTCAGAGTCGGCGCCGAGCACGGTCATGCGCTCCACGAGCGCGTCGACGCCGATGCCGGCCATGCCCACACGGGGCGGCTGCAGCTCAGAGCCGAGCGCGTCGACCTTCGAGCCGTACACCTCGCGGAACTCGCGCTCAATGAACGGCAGGACGTGCTCGTTGCGGTAGCGACGCTCGTACGGCGCCGCGTACCACGTCTGCTGCTGAATCTTCTCCTCAAGCAGGCGGACCCACTGCAGGATCGTCGGCATGGCCCGCCCCCTCTCACCACCCGAAGGTGAAGTGCTCTTCTGGCTCGCCCGACCAGCCCGCGGCGCGCGCGTCGGATGCTGCTTGATGGGCAATGACCGACGTGACTGCGGCATCGATCTTCTGGTGCTGCGTGGGCTTGCCAAGTGCGTACGTGTCGCTGCGCTGCGCGAGGCGCTGCGCGTTGTTCACGTGCAGCGTCGTCGTCGGGCACCCGTCGTGCCGTATGCGCCCCTGCTCGAGGTCAGTCGTGAATCGAGTCAGCGCCGGGAAGATGCGCGAGACCTTGTTCGTCGGAAACTCCGCGAACACGTCAGGTCCGTACTCTGCGTCCCACTGCTCGATGTCGGTCTGCCACTGGAACGGGTCACAGTAGACGCGCTGCAGGCGGTATCGCTTGGCGATCTGCTCCCACGCGATGCTGACCTGGTGGCGCGGAATGCGTCCGCCCCAGTCCTCCGGCTTCCAGATCGTCGGACGATCGTCCGGGCCATATCGCGGCGTAAACAGGTAGCCGTCGAATGTCTCGAGCTTGATGACGGTGAGGTCATCCACCTCGGAGCCATCGAAACCGCCGCAGACGGCAGTTCCCGGCTCAGGCGGCGGAAGCCACGGCAGAGGCATGACACCCCTCCCACAATCCCGGCGGCAACCATGACCCGCCGCCACGCACGAGACGGTTCCCAAAGAACCGCTCAGCCTGCGACGAATCCGTCTCCATCAGCTCGAGACATTCAGCCTCGATCGAGTCAATGTTGATGTGCGCGGCGCCCGCGTAGACGTACGACAGGATCTTGCGACGCTCCCGAGCATTCTGGAACGAGAACGGCTTGCCGTCCGGGCGCTTCAACGCCAGGTCGGGGTCTCGCCAATACTTAAAGATGTCCGATCGCTGCGACTCTTGCGTCTGCTGCGCCGCGCTATTCTGCGCCGGATCAAACGCGTTCGTCGTCTCCATCGAACGCCCACCCATCGCAGCCGCACCGCGACGCATCGTGGTGAAGACCTCGATCAGCTTGTTCGACTTCGTGTACAGGCCCGTCTCATCGAAGAACGCCTCATTGATCGGCGCCCCGAGCCGCGACTGCGCTGACGCCGTCACGCGGTCGATGCGGTCCATGTCCTTGTCGCCCGACGTCCCGACGATGCGAATGAACTCGCCACGCGGCAGCAGTAGATCCTTCAGTGGCCCCAAGCCGATCATGCTCACGAGCGGACGCCAGATGTTCGCCACCTGATCGTCGGAAGTCGCCATGATCTGAATCAACGGAGACGGATGGCGGCGACCCATCGGCTCACCCGGCAAGTACGGGTAGACCCAGCCGCAGTTGCAGCCGTTCTCATCGCACCTATACTCGTCGCCAGCCTGCGCCCACCCCGCGAACTCCGTCGGGCCAACCGCAGCAAGACAAACGCGCGCCGCAGTCCACGGGCCCTTGCCCATCTTCTGCGGAGCGATCACCTGCGAGCGCCGATAGACGAACGCCTGGTTCAGCAGCGGATGCTCAGGATCGTGCGTTGCTTCCGGTCTTACCCGGCCGTGATTCGCCGTGCACCAGAACTGCCAGTCGTACTCACGGAACGGCGCGCCACGCTGATGGCGGTCAGGAACGCGGCAATGACGCTCCATCCACGCCGACCACACATCACCCAGAGTCGGAAAGTCGACGACGAACTCAGGCGCCTCCACCGACAGCCCTCATGCGCCGCGGAGGCACTGCTGGAGCCTCGGCGGCTTCATCGCGTGGCTGTCGCGCTTCACGCTCAGCCAGCTCATCGACGGCGATCTTCCATCCCATCTCCGCGAGGCCGGCCGTGGTCATGCCGATCTGGTCGGAGAAGCGGTGCAGCTGAGCCAGATGAGCGGCAACCACCTCAGGGTCCTCACACTTCACGCTCAGTCGAACCCATAGGGCGACGGTGCGCACACGCCACGACTCTGACGGCATCGACCATGCGCATGCCTGAGGCGTCGACCAGGCCCACTCCCACAGCTCGAGCTCGCGGGCGGTCGGCTCCGGGAGTGGAAAGTCCGGGGCCTCACCCTGATAACCCTCAGCCGGTAGCGCCGTCAGGGAGTAGCCACGCCGCTCGCTGCGGCCAGAGGATTCGTCCGGTTGCCTGTTGCGGTTCCGCCTGCCTCCACTCGTCACACCGACCACCACCTCTACGCAGCTCGATTGCCCTTCGACACATTGCACCTCAGATGCGCCAGTTGCGCGTTGCTCGGGTCGTGCGCGCCGCCCTTGCTGAGCGGCACGATGTGATCGAGGGACTTGCTCATTGGGTCCGGGTAGGCCAGTTCGGCGTCGACCGGGCGCTCGCACAGGCCGCAGAACCAGGAGTCCCGCTCGGCGATTTCGGCCAGGATGACCGGCTCGCCGGTGGAGGCCTCGAGCAGGAGGGCTCGACGTCGGTGCCAGGCGTCGCGGCGCTCATCGGTCCAAGGCGCCTTCGTGGGCAGCCTTCCCTCGAGGCGTAACTGAGCCTTGTAGTGCTTGTTGCACAAACCCTTGGCGCGAACGGGTCGCCCACAATCTGAGATCGAGCACTCGCCAGATTCGTGCTCGCGCTGCCACCGACGTGCGCAGGCCTTGGAGCAATACGTCTTGCCGCGTGAAGTTGACGGGGTGAATGACTGGCCGCACTGCCGACATTCGATCTTCATGGCGGCCCTAGCTTCCGCCGCAGCCGCTCGCTTCTCGGCATTCCTGCGCTCCGAATGCTTCACCGTGTCAGCTCGCCGACGGCACGCCTTTGAGCAGTAGCTCGAACGGGGGCCGCGGGCGCCCTTATCCGGCAGCTCGCCGCCGCAATGGAGGCAGCTCTCGGCAGGATCCTTCAGGACTGTGTCGCCCGCGTAGTACCAGCGGTTGTAGTGGGCACGGCATAGGCCGCGGGCAAGGTTCGGGGCGTTGCATTCAGCCTCGCGACAGGTAGTGTTATTCACGTCGAACTCCTCAACAGTTCGTCCACGCCCCCGGACGGTTGCACCCGTCGCGGGGGTTCTCTATTTATGCATACCCATGCTACCCGATGGCTGGCCCGGAATGTTTGCGTTCGTCGCACATCTTGGGCGCCTCACCAGCGGTGGTATCGCCAGCGGGCCGGAGGGGGCACGGCCCCCATCCTCTGCATGGTTATGCATGCGTCGGGTGCGGGCAGCCTGTGCGTCCGCTCGTTGCGTAGTCGCAGGGCGGGCATTCGGGGCCGTGTACGAGGCTTCGGTCGATGTCGCAATGGCCTAGTGTCCATGCGCCTTCGAGTGGTCGTGAGCATCGCCAGCAGTCGTACGTGTGGCCGGCAGCCATGCGGCGGGCATAGGCGCGGCGTGTGGCGTCGTAGGTGGCGGTGCCGAGCGGTGAGGTGACGGTGGCGCTGCCGTAGCCGCGCTCAGTCGTCGTGCCGCGCGCCTTGTCCCTGGCCCGCTCGTGCTGCTCGCACCTGCCGCGCTTCCATTCGCCGATGCGCGGGCAGTCGAGGCAGGGCCGCTTCATCTGCGATCCCACCTGCACTCGTCCACGATGACGCCACGCTCGGGCATCATGAGGTCGCGCATGTCTTGCTCGTGTCGCTGCTCGGCGTATGCACGTTCGACGTCGGCCCAGTCGATGCGCTCGCGGTAGGTGTCACGCTTGCCCACGGTTCACCTCGCGCTGTTCACGACCGTCGAGTGAGTGATGCGTGATGAGCCAACCCATCGACCCGTCCTCGCGCGGCACGGCCTCAGCGAGTGGGCCGCACACGCAGTCGTCGCGGTCGTCGTGCTGGATGATGTCGGCGAGCGGCATGACGTGCACCTCGGCGCCTACCTTTTCAAGCGTCCATGCCATCGTCGCCCCTCAGCATTCCGTCTCGGACTAGGTCGAGCATGCCGAGCGCGACGATGAGCTTGTCCGCGTCACCTGCCACTTCCCACCCGACGAGGTCATCGCCGTCGGTGAGGGTGCGCGTGATGGTGATGCTCGCGGTCTGCACGCCGTCCATGCTCAGGTCGTGACAGGAGACTGCGCGAGGTCGTCGCGATCTTCGACGATGAAGTCCCATGCGCGCGGGCTGTAGTGGACCGTCTGAGTGGGGCGGTGCACATGCAGCGTGTCGCCGACGATCTCCCACGGCGTGTCGCCGGGGAACGAGGCGACCTGTTCGCCGTTCTTGACGATCGCGATCTTGCGGTCTGCCATGTCAGTCTCCTGTGTTCAGATCAGGCCGGGCGGCGCGTGTCGCCCGTCGCATCGCCTGCTCTTCGTAGAGGTCAGCGATCGTGGGGAAGCGGTCGAAGTCGTCGACGCATAACGGGCGGCGCCTGCGGAATGCTCGTCCTGCCCTGTGCCAGGGCATCATCGTGTCTGCCACGCGCGCTCACCCCTTCACGTTGTGGCCGCAGCTCCCCGCCATTCCCTAGGGCGCGCAGGGTGTGTCACGCCATCCGCTGCGGCGGGCCGGATGGTGGGCCACGCGCTGCGTCCGATGCCGAGGGCTAGGTGGGCGCGTGCGCGTGGACTTGGCTCGACGTCCGGGCTGGCCTCGCCACGAGTAAGCCCGGACACGCAAGAAGCCCTGCGATGCGCGGGCGTCCGTCCGGCAAGCAGGGCTTCTGATTTTCCAGGCACGCATGCCCGGACATGAAAAGACCAGCCCTGGACTCACAGTGAAGTGAGCGGAACTGGTCGTGATGTGAGCGGCAGTAGAGACACTTCGGCTGCTCACTTGTGACTATGGACTACGAGGCGCTCCTTGTCAAGTACCCGATGCACTGCGCCATCGTGAACGCTTGCGGCCGAGTGTTCGGCAGGGGCGTGAGCATCTGGCGGTTGACGGCCATCTTAATTGCTGATGGCGTGAGGCGCCGCCCGTACTGCTGGTGGGCGAGGACGATGAGTTCGGCGCCGGTGAGCGTGTCTCGCACAGGCATGCGCATTTGCTCAGCCCACCACCTGACGTTCGCGGTGGTGCCGCAGTGGGTGCAACGTGCTACCTGGTGGCCGTCGTCATCTTGGCCGGCGTCTCGCACGATGCCGTCGCACGCGGTGATGGTGCACGCGCCGAGCGCGAGGCGTGGCCGCTTGTGCCCGAAGACGACGTTGGTTACGGCGTCGGCGCAGTCCTCGAGTTCCTGCAGCGCGTCGAGGTTGGCTTCGTGCGCAGCCATGATGTCGACGTGCTTGCGCAGGTAAGCGCACAAGCCGAGCGTGTCGTGCCCGTCAGGTGTTCGGTCGTCGAGCTGGTGGTCTTCGATGAGCACCTGAGCCCAGCCGCGTACCTGCCAGTTGACTTCTTGGCGCACGTTGCAGACCTGGATGACGCGCGGGTCGCCGTGCCCGCCGCCGGTTGCGGTGCCGGTGGGTTCGAGCATGTCATCCCATAGCGAGGTGATGGTGGCGAGTGCGGCGGTCATGCGGCCGGCGATCTGGGCGGGCGTCAGCGGTTCAGCAGTCACGGTGGGCGAGCCGTTCTGTGAGGTGGCGGGGCATGTTTGATTCTACCCGTCGCGTGTTGGATTCAACAGAAACGAACACGAGCGCCCCGCACGATGGCGGGGCGCTCGCGGTCATCCTCCTGCGTCACACTTGCGGTCATCACGGTCGAGGAACGTCGAGCCGGTATCCGTGTCACGGATGAGCGCGCGGCCGCTATCGGTGCACGACCAGTAGATCGAGCCACGGTCATGCGTCCACTCGGGGCCGGGGGAGTCATCATGCGTGACAGCAGCGTGCACGATGTAGACGGCACAGAACGCGAGGAGCGCGACGAGCGCGGCGACTGTGCCGTTCAGCAGCCGATAATCCCAATCGCGTCGGCGCTTCATGCTTCCTCCCCGAGCGCCTTGATCGTGTCGCACGGCCACACGTCGACGCAGTCGCAACAGCGCGACACGCGCCGGTCAAGATGCACGTTCTCCCGGTGCAACTCCCGCACCCGTTCCACCTTGGCGCGCAACTCCCGCACCTCAGCGACGAGAGCGAGCGTCGTGGCCGGGTCCATCATGGCGACGTGCTCGGCAATGGCGCGGCTGAGGGGCAGCCCGTACCCGGCCGCATCGCCGAAGAACAGCGACTCACCATTGGAGCCGCGCACCTCGCCGTCCTCGTCATGCACCCACTCACCGGGCGTCGCCTTCTTCGCCGCCGCCTCGATCTCGTCGAGCTGGTCGGTCTTCAAGTTGTCACTCATTGGAAGCCCTGCCCGACGTGATCGCGGCGACCTCCGTGATGTCGAGGAACTGCAGCCCGACCCCGCCCTCCTGACCTGTCCAGGTGAGCGACGTGAGTTCCCCGCTAATCGGCGAGCGTCCGACCTGGAAAGCTTCGAGGTCGACCTCGATCGACGCTCCGCTCTTGAGCGCGATCTGAACTTTCATGATGCTTCCCCTGCTGTCTCGACGGCGGGCGTGAGCTTCCTGGTCATCTGGTCTCCTCGATCTTGGACATGGCGATCGTCGCGCGCACTGCGGAACGTGTGGCGTGCTCGATCGAGGCGTGCAGGCGATCCACGGCGACGGTGGCTGTAAGGATGCTCGTCCGTACGCTGTCCGGTCGTCGCTTCATCGCGTGTGCGGCTCGGCGTGCTCGTCGGTCGCGTTCGACCCTCCGTCGCAGTTGCGCTGGCGTGGTCATCGGGTCTCCTCACATTCGGTACACACGAAGTCGGGGCTCTCATGCTCACTGAGGCAGCGCTCGCAGTAGTAGGTCATCGGTACGTCCTCACGGTTCGGGGGTCTGTCTGGCAGAAGGTTTCGACGGCGACCTTCTCGGCCTGGAGTGCTTCGGCGAGCTGGTCGCGGCAGCACCTCAGAGCGTCCAGATCGAAGCGCCCCTCGTCGTAACTGAGGATGTAGTCCCAGTAGTCGAGCAGGTCGCGGCACCGCTTCTGGTCGTCGAAGGCGCGCACGGCTACCGAGCGTTTCAGCGTGGCGAGCTCGGCGCGTGCCTTGTCGCGCTCGGCCGTCGCCTCATGCAGCTCGACCCTGAGCTTCACGATCGCCGAACGGTACCCAGCGCCCTGGTCGTCCGCACTGCGGGTCACGTCAAGCGCGGGCGGCGTGGTCGTCGGGTAGGGCATGCCGTAGCCGATCGACGACGAGGACGTGACGTCGCGACGGCGCTTCTCGACCATCCGGGCCGTCTCACGATCCGCACGGACTGCTTGCGCGTAGAAGACGACCAGGACGATGTTGACGAGGGTGATGATCAGGGCGTACCACATCACAGCGTTTCTCCTTCGGGGGCGGTGCCGTACCCAGCGGACCTGAGGACGGCGGCAGCGGACGCGAGACTGACGCACACGGGCTGCGACGGGTCAGGCAAGGGCAGGTGCGCGCCAGTGAGCCTGAGCCACTCGCCGAGCCGCATATAGCACCAGTAGCGGCCGGCGTCGGTGGTGCCAGATCGCTTCACGATCAGCAAACCGAACTCAGCGCCAGCATTCTCCGTCTCGACGTCGGTCTGCATCAGCCACGTGGCGAGCAGACCTTGAGGCGGCTGACCTGTCGCACCGGCCGCGACGTTCTTCACCTCAGCGATGACGTCGATGCACAACTGCAGGTCGCCCGTGTCGCGATTACCCCTGAGCGGCTGACGATCACACCAAGGGAAACCGTGTTCGCGCAGCCACTTCATCGCAGCGACCTCAGCGTGAGTGCCCTTCTTCTTCGACGGGTTGCTCATGCTGCCTCCGCCTTCCTCTTGTAGGTCTTCGTGGCCTCTGCGTTCGCGGCGCAGCACTTGGGGCATGGCCGCTCTCCTGCGCGCAGGTCTGCGTCGTCGAATGTTTTTTCGTGGCCGATGCAGGCGGCGTGGTTGTGCCAGTCGGTGGTGCGCGTGGAGGGCGCTGGTTTCGGTGGCAGGTACGTGAAGCTGTGTCGCACTGTGAGGGCCCTTCTGGGGCGTTGGGGCACTGGGAGGCGTTTTCGGTGTCAGAGGCCGGGAGAATCGAGAGGCTCCACGGATTTGGGGGTGGTTTCGCCGCCTGCCCATCCGGCCTTCGCTCTCCCGCGCTCCTCGTCGGTCATGGGCGGCCCACCCCAGTAGCCCTTGTCGGGGCGGTAGGTGAGCTCCACGTCGGCCGGGTCGGCGCATCGACGGTCGACCCCGAACTCGCCGATCCGGTGCTTGTCGAAGTTGCGCTCGCCGCGAAAGTACGTGTCGCAGGCGCGGCAGAGCATCACATGCTCGGTGAGCTTGGGGCGGATGCGGGCGGCCATCACTCGTCCCAGCCGATCGTGACGGTGCCGCGTCCACAGAGGAGGCGCCAATCCTCGCCGGGCACTCCGTAGGCCTCTCCGAGCCAGGGCGCAGGGTGGTTCTGGCCGAGGCGGCACCACTTCTCGCGGGTTCCGTCTGGGCGGGTGACGGTGATGCGAGCGCCGAACTCGGTCGGCTCGTCGGGCTGCACGGGCGGGCAGGTGTGGACGATGCTGAGGCCGACATTCCTGACATGGCCGCCGGCGTCGCGGGCGAGCCGCGGCGCGATCGTGAAGCTCTCGCTGCACCACGGGCAGTTGAGCCAGCCGATCGCGAAGTCAGCTTCCTGCTCGTCGGCGGTCGGCGTGCTCTCGCCGCGCTGAGCGGCGATGGCCTTGGCGACGCGGATGGCGAGGCGGCCCGAGAGTTCCCAGGAGTCTTCGTCTGCGTTCAGCCAGTCGCTCAAGTCCTCGCCGTCTTCGCCGAGGTCGTCGACGCGCACCTGCACGTGTCCGGGGCGAACGGTCTCGCGGCCGCGGTATGCCTCGTATGCGGTCGGCGTCATCATCACGACGGCATCACGGACGATGACCCCGGCAGACTTGCTCACGATTTGCTGGTAGTCCTCGAGGATGCGAACGGCCTCAGGCGTGCAGGTCTCGGCGCGCTCCCAGCCGGTGAAGCGGCGCGTGGTGTTCTCGTAGCCGTGCTCGCCGGCGAAGTAGATCGTGGGGACGCCGGGGAAGTTCTTGAGGACGACGCCGTACCCGTGTTCGGGGTGACGGACGAGGTCTCCGGGCTTGAGGTCGGTGGTGGTCATGGCTGGTCTCCTTGGTGTAGTTCGGCGCGGGCTGCGTCGAGGTTTCGGGCTTTCTTGCGTGCGGCTTCGTGTCGTGCGGCGTCTCGGCGTGCTTCCTGGTCTGCGAGTTCTTGTCGGCGTGCGTCGCGCTGGAGTTCGCGCTTGGCCCGGTACCGGTCTTTGAGGCCGGCTTCCTTCGCGGTGACGAAGTCGGGTGGTCGCATGCACTGCTCGCACAGGCTGGAGAGTTGCGCGCCGGGCTGGCTGTCGAGTGTGTGGCCGTGTGGGCACTTGGGTTTCTCGGGTTGGCCGGTGCTGGTGTACGTCCAGGCGTGTTGGCGTTCGAGCATGAGGCGGGGCGTGTCGAGGCGCAGGTCTGCGGCTGAGGCGATGGCTACGGCTGCGAGGTCTGCGAAGTTGACGCCGGTTGCGGGTAGCTGGGCGACGAAGTGTCGGATTCCGGGCTGGTCCCACATGAGCCGCTTGTCGGCGCCTGCGTCTTTCACGGCTTGTCTGCGGACGATGAACGCTGCGAACGCGATCGCGTCGAGGAACTGGGGTGGCGGATTCATCGAGCATCATCGCCGTCGCGTGCGCCTCGCGCGTTACGGTCTGCAACGAAAATGATGACCGCAAGCGGAGATTTCACCTTCACCTTCACCTTCTTCTCACCTTCACCTTCAGTTCCTTCCTTCACTTCCTTCACTTCCTTCACCCGGGGGCCACGCGTGGACACGTCGTGCGCCCGTCGTGTCCACGCTGTGTACCCGTCGTGTACCCGTCGTGCGAGTGACGCGCGTCACTGCTTCTTCCCCATGTGATCGCCCGGCCCGAACATCGACTGCGGGTCGCTCTCGCAGAACCCGCACAGCGCGAGATACCGCTTGTCGATCCGTTGGTGCACAGGAAGATTCGTCGCTTTCACGAACCCGTCGCGGCGCTCGATCAGGTCGTGCCCGACCAGCTCGTCGAGCAGCTTGTCGACGTCACACGCGTCGGCCGGCAGCACCCGCAACTTGATCTGCCTCGGCTTGTCCGCGAGGTGGCCGTTGTCGCACATGAAGTTCCACATGCCGATGAACAGCAGCCGCGCGAGAGGCGAGCACTCGATGAGGTCGTCGTCGGTCCACAGCTCAGGTTTGATGCCGCGCATCTTCGACACGAGACGCCTCCTTTCGTGGGTGGTTCGGGCAGATTCGGATGAGGCAGGCGCGCCACGGGCAGCACGTCATGAGGCCCACCCGCTCGCCTCGAGGCAGGTGCCGTCGTGTCCGCGTGGGGCTGCGCAGGGTCCGAGGTCGCACGGTTCGCTTGCGCGTAGGTGCGTCATGAGCTGCGTGCCGATGAAGGCCGTGTACGCGGGTGGGATCGCTTCGGCGATCTCCTTGCGCACGTTCGTCCAGGTGATGCCCATGGCGTGTTGCCACTGCTCGACGGAGCCCTTGCCGCCCCCGTCGCCGTAGACCGCGAAGTACGGGCCGTCGAACCATGCGCCGTGCCGGTAGCCGGCGACTCGGCCACGGTGCGGCTTGTGGGCTGGCTGCGCGGCGGGAAAGCTCACCTCGAAATAGCGGTGCCGGATGACGCCGAGGCCGAACATTTCGCCGCACAGGGTGAGGTCGCGGCGCAGGTCGGAGCCCTGCACGTTTTCGATGACCGTCGGCACGTCGAATGTCGAGAGCAGTTCGCGTGTTGCCGGGATGAGGTTCACATATCGCTTGCCGCGGTTCGTGCCCTTCGTCAGTGCGCTCGACGCCTGGCAGGGTGGGCTTGCGTGGATCGCGTCGTACTCGTGGCCGTGTTCGGCGAGGTAGGCGAGCGCGTCGCCCTGCACGAACGTGAACGGGTAGTTCGGCATCGGCTTGATGTCGACGCCGATGACGTCGAATCCGGCCTGCGAGTAGCCCATCCCCGCGCCGCCTGCTCCGCAGAAAAGGTCGAGGATCTTCACTGGTTCTCCTCTTTCATGCTGGGGTACGGACACCACTGGCACGCCTTGAACGGGCGCGGCGGGCAGTGCATCTGCTGCTGCCCGCCGACGGGGCCTTCGGTGTCGAGGTCGCGGGTCATGACTCCTCCTCTTCCTCGTCGTCCCACCACACGCTTAGCGGGAGCGCGGCGGCCTTGTGCAGGGCTTCGGGCAGGTCGTGCGCGTAGACGGTGACGGCGCGCATGGGGTGTGGGATGCGGGTGCGTACGGTGATCTCGAACGGGCTCCCGGCTTCCGGCTCGTCGCCGTACAGGTGGTGCGCCGAGGTCATGTACTCGTCGCCGAGCTTCCACGCCTTGTGCGCTTCGCGACGCAGGTAGGTGCGGTTCGTGGCGTCAGACTGGGCGCTCATGCCTGCTCTCCCATCGGTCGCCATCCAAGGCGGATCGCGGAGAGCACGAGCTTGCGTGCCTGTTCGCCGTCGTCGGTGTGCTGGCGGGCGTGCGCCCACAGGTCGTCGACCTGCACGCGTGTCGGCGGGTTCGTCACCGTGGCGGCGAGGGCGTGCATTTCGTCGCGGATCGCGTTGAGGTGCGCCTGGCGTGCGCGTGTCAGGGGCGTGTCGAAGTCGCTCATGCGGTCACCTCCGCGTCGGGGTGGCAGTCGCAGACGCTGCACTCGGCGATGTTGCGTTCGTACCCGATGCGCTTACCGACTTCGCCGCCATGCGAGGCTTCGTAGATGTCGCACTGGTAGATGTGCGTGTGCAGGCCTCGCAGCTTGACGTGTCCGCATTCGCAGTCGGTGGTGCCTGTCGCGGGTGCTGTCGTGACGAGGGTGTGCGTGACCATGTCGCAGGTGGCGGGCTTAGGGTGCAGCTGCGCGGGTTCGTCGAGGTGCGTGACGAGGTGGCCGTCGCCGACGTCGACCGTTCGGGCGCTCATGCCTGCTCCTCGATGACCTCGCCGGTGGCCGTGTCGACGGCGGGCTCAGCGGCGGTCGTGTCAGGCATGCCGAAGTCGGCGGCGCTGATCGCGGGAGCCTGACGGGTCGCGGTGTGGCGTGAGGGACGCGACGGGGAGGCGTCGAACATCTCGTCGGCGGTGTACGTGACGCCGTACAGCGCTTCGGGGCATGCCTGGCGGGCGCACGCGGTGACGGCGCGCCAGCCGAGCATCGTCGCGGGCTGCTTCTTGTAGTTGTCCTTGCTCGACAGGCCCATCTGCTTCGCCCACGCCTCATCGCGGATGACGACATGCTCATAGTCCGGGTCGTCGGCGCGGACGATGACGCAGCGCGCGGCGGGCGGGTTCTGGTTCACCTCGAGGCGCAGCTTGTGGCCGGCGCGGCGCACGTTCGACGCGACGAGCTCGGCGGACGCGGTGGCCTTGCCCTGGATGACGTCGATTCGCATCAGCGCCTCCGACGGGGACAGGCCCATCGACTGCCCAAGGCCGATCGCGAGAAGGCAGTTCGCGGGCTTGCCGCGGTACGCCTGCGGTACGAGTTCGGACTGTGCGAGCACTTCGGCGTAGCGCATCTGCACGTCGAGGGCCGAGGTGTTGTTCGGGGGGGCGAGTTCGTTGCTCATGCTGCTTTCCTGACTTTGTTTCGATACCGCTCACGCGCTCGTGTGCGGTTGCATTCCTTGCAGTAGCGGCGGCCTTGGTATGTGCCGGTGTTCTCTTCGTCGTAGGGGTGCCCCTGCGGGCATTCGGTTCGGATCGCCATCGCCCTGCGACGGTTTTCGCTCGCGGTGACCGGCTCCAGGTGGTCCGGGTTGACGCAGGTGCGGTTCCTGCAGAGGTGATCGACCTGCATCCCCGCGGGTATCGGGCCGACAAGATGGCGATATGTGACGCGGTGCGCGTACTCGATCACCGCCGTTGCGCCGCTCCCGCTGACGAGGACTTGGCGGTACCCACCGATCGGTGTTCGATGCGGCGCGTAGTTCCAGCACCCACGGTCGTCCTCAACGACGAGCGCCATGATTCGGCTCACGACATGCTTTGGTGGCCTACTCATTCCTTGGCCTCGTCCCACGCCCACGGCTTAATGCCTGGTCGGTAGACGCGATAGCCGGGCCAATAGTCGTTCTCTACGCATTCGGCGTAGAGGCGGATCGCCTTCTCGTTCATCGCGCGGCCCCACTCGACCACTTCGGAGTCGTTGAGAACTTCGGCTACGGATACGAGGTGAGGCTCCGCCTTCTCTGCGTAGATCAGGTAGAAGTCAGCGCCCGGCTTCCCATTGGCGGCGAGGAGGTCGATGTACCACGCGACCTGCATGCCGTAGCGGAACTTCACCATCGACATGTCGACGGCGTCTGGTGCCGCGCTGGCAGCCGTCTTGACGTCGACGATTACCGGGGTCTCGTCGACTCGCTGGGTGATCCAGTCGGCGCGTCCGCGGAGGACGACCCCGGTCGCCTCATGGATGGCGTAGAGCGATGACTCGGCCTGGCCTCGATAGAGGAGCTTGCAAGCGTCCGGGTGCGCCTTGACCGCGTCGGCGAGTGCGGCGGCGCGTTCGTGCTCGGCGGTGAGGATGGGCGCGACGCCGTCGGCGTGGGCCTGGTCCTTCGCCTCGCGGGCGTCCTTCGATCGCCACGAGTCGAAGTCGAGGACGCGATAGCCGGCGCCTTTGCCGAGGATGAGTTCGTGGGCGACGTGCCCGAAGTCGTAGGCGTCCTTGTGCACAGGGTTGTCCTGCTGCCACTTGTAGCGTGCGGGGCAGTCGAGGAGAACCTTGGCGCCGCTGACGGACAGGCTGCGACGGTCGCCGTGGTAGGCCCGCTCGGGAACGTCGTGTATGCCGCTGGTGTGCTCGATGTCCATTAGTCCTCCTTGTTGTCGTCGATGTAGCGGGCGATCATCCAGGCGACGAGTGCGAGGGCGAGGATGAGGAGTGCGATGAGTTCGGCGGCGTTTCTCATGCGGTCACCTCGATGCGCTCGAAGCGGCATGCGAGGTCGTGGCGGCCGGCGCGTCGCAGGGCGCGGCTCATTGCGGACAGGGTCATGTCGAGGCGTTGGGCGATGCGCCAGGGGTGCTCTCCGGTGGAGAGCATGAAGGTGACGTCTTCGATGAGGATGTGGGGGCGGCGGGCGCTCATGCGGCGCTCCTTTCGGGGTAGGGCAGGACGGTGCAGGTGGCGTGGGTGCCGAGGCCGTCGCGGGTGTAGCGGATGGCGGCGATGGGGTGGACGCCGATGGAGTCGAGGAAGCGGCGGACGCTTGGCTCGTTGTCGCGGGCGGTGGCGGTGAGGTCGCGCGTGTCGCCGGGGCGGTGGGGGATGCAGACGTGGAGGGTGAACATGGTCAGTCCTTGAGGTGGCGCGGCTGGTACGCGGATGCTTCGGCGGGGCGTGCGGGTTGGCAGGTGTGGCCGAGTCGCCATCGCAGGGCGGGCATGATGGGGGCGGTGTGCGCGGTGTGGCATGTCGCGCAGGTGACGGTGATCATTCGTCGACGCCTTCGAAGAGGACGCGAGCACCGGCGCGGAGTTCATCGACGATCCCGCACGGGTCGAGCGGCAGGTCCGTCCTCAGCCCTCGCCACCCCTTGCGGGCGAGGACGAAGCCGGGGCGATTCGGTGATATCGCCATCGACACGACCGCGCCGATGCCGGTTGGCACGTCGACCTTGACGGGCGGCTCGGGCGCTTCGGTGAAGATGCGCACGGCGGCCGAGCAGGGGAAGTGGGAGTGAATCCGCCCGCCGCGTGCCGCGTCGCGTGCGGAGATGCATCCGCCGTCTTGGGCGAGGTACACAAAGCCGTTAACTGCCATGTAGGCGGTTCCTTCTGGGACGATGCGGGTGGTGCCGTCGTGCCAGGGCAGGTCGACCATGCGGGTGTTGTCGGTCATGGTGGTTCTCCTTAGTCGCGGTAGTCGTCGGGGTCTGGGCGTTCAGGGTCGGGGCGCTCGTGGAGCCAGTCGGTGTGGGCGTCGTATTCGGCGGGGTGGTGGTCTGCGGGACCGAACTCGCGGGGGCTCATTCGTGCCACCACCAGTCGGTGAGCGCCTCAAGGCCTGCGAGGGCGCCGAAGATGAGTGCGGGGGAGGCGAGCGCGAGCCATGCTTCGAGGGCGCTCATGAGTCGTACTCCGCGCAGTCCTGGCACAGCCCGTCGGTGACGGTCGGCGTTTGGCCGCAGTAGTGGCAGGGGCGCTCGGCGTCGGTCATCATCTGCAGGGCGCGGGAGTGCGCGACCGTCACGGATGCTGGGTCGACGAGGAGTGTCATCGCCTCGAGCTGCTCGCGTGTCACGTACACGTCGCGGCCGTTGAGGTCGAGGAGGAGCTTCGCGGTGCCCTTGTCGTCGATGACGCTCATGCTGGGGGTGCTCATGACGCACGCTCCAGTTCGGCGCGGTTCGGGGTGCCGTACTGGCGGCGCCACTCGAACAAGTCCTCGCACGTGATCGACCACTTCGTGCCGGGATGCTGCACCGCCGGCAGCTCGCCCGACTTGATCGCCGCGAAGATCACCCGCTCCGACGCCGCGTGACACTCGGCCGCGTCCTGGATGCTGTGCAGCGCCTTCCCGCACGGGCTAACAAACGGCTCCTGGGTCTTCTGCTTAGGCATCAGCGCTCACCCCGGCTGGTGAAGTGGAACTTCTCGGTGCGGTCGGCGCGGTCGCAGAGCATGAGCCCCGTCCTGAGCAGGGTGTCGCCCGTGTCGACGCTGGTCGTCGTCTTGGCGGCCTCGGGCGCTTCGTCGATCTCGACGCTGACCCACTGGTCGCGAGCAATCGTGAGGAACGCTGCCTGCTGGCCGTCGCGGATGGAGCGGATCCGCAGGTTGTCGCACTCGTCGAGTTCGAGCGTGAACGCTTCGGCGATGCGCTCGATGCACTCGTCGTTCTTGAGGATGATGGTGAGCTTGTCCATGAGGTGTCTCCTTGGGGAGGGCGCGGCCGCTGACGTGGAAGGGGTCGCCAGCGGCCGCGCTGGAATGGGGGTGGGGTCAGCGGGTCCAGACCCACTCGGGCAGGTGAGCCTTGCGGAGCTTGTTGTTGTGCATGCCGACGAGGACCTTCGCCATCGCGGACGGCGCAGTTCCGCCCTGAACGTCCTTGAGGGTGTTCGCATTGCCGACGAGTCGTGCGGGCGTTGTCATGCACATCTCGCGTGCGAGCTTCTCGATGTTGACGGCATCGCCGAACCGGCCGTAGAGCTGCGCGAGACCCTTGATGATCGTGGAGTGAGCCCCGGCCGTCTCGTGGCCCCACGCGGCGGTGATCGTGGCGATGACGCGCTCTAGAACCTCGGGGTGCTCACCGGCGTTGAGAGAGCCTGCGCCGTTGATATAGGCGGCTTCGACTGCGCCGATCGCGTTGAGGTAGCCGTGGCTTGCGCCGTTCATCACGCGCCACCCGTGCCTGCTGAGAATGTTGTTGATCTTCACGGCCACTTCGTCGCCCTGCACGACCCGCACGAGGAACTTCGACACGAGTGAGGGCGCCTTGAAGTCGTTGAGGAGGAGGAAGAGCTCTGCTTCCTCGTCGAGGGTCAGCCCTTCATGGACGATGGCGGGCAACTTCCCCGTGTACCCGACCTGCTGCGCGGCGGTCCAGCGGTGACGGCCATCGAGGCAGACGTACGTGTTGTCGTCTCGGCGCGAGAGGGTGATGCTGCCCAGTGCGCGGGGGTTGAAGTTCGAGGCGATCTTGTTGACGCGGCGCTCGTCGCATCCTTCGACGCGCTGCACTCGCGTGTCGATGCTGATGAGTTCCTTGCTGACGCGGGCTTGCTTGGTCTGGATGTTCACTTGGTACGCTCCTTGAGAAGGTTCTTGATCCGGTTGATCTGCTGGATTGAGGTGGAGAGGTCAGCCATGCGACGGCTGGCCTCTTCTGCTGTTACGGAGCTGTCGAGCTCCGTGACCCCCTGGAAGGCGAGCACTGCGCCATCGAGGGATGATTGGAGGGCGACGAGCATCTGGTGGTGCTTGCGCCTGTTCCCGCCGAACTTGGGCGGCTGGGGGATGGAGAGCGGCTTTGGCTTAGCTGGCGCCCGTTTCACCAAGGCCACGCTCGCCGTGGGCTTCCCCGCAGCCTCATTCACTCGAGCGACGGCTGCTTTCACCGAAATGCACCCCTGATCCATCTGCTCGACGGCTTGCCTCGCCGCTTCACGAACGGCGTCGTCATGGTCGGCTGTCGCTTCCACGACGTAGCGCGCACGGCGATAGGTGTTCCGCGACACACCCACCGCGCTGGCTGCAATGGCATCGGAGCGATGGTCTTCGTCCTGACCCTTAGGGCCCGTGGGCCCTAAGGGTCGGCGCGCCCCGCCAAGGTCGCCCGCCCTCACTTGCCGCTCGGCGGCCTTGGGCTTCTCGAGCGCCTCTATGCGCTTGGCGAGTGCCACCTTCTCCGTGATCGTCATCTCCTGGCGGCACACGTTCGCGTCGAGCTCGGCCTTGAGGAAGTCGCGCGCCTCGTGACAGTCGGCGGCCACTCGCGCGGGAATTGACGTTCGGCCCAACGCCTTGAAGGCGCGAATCCGACGTTCCCCGTCGATCAGCTTGTTGTCACTCGTGACGGCCACCGGCAGGATGAGCCCGACGTCCTTGATCGACTCGGCGAGCTTGTCGATGTCGCGGAAGTCTTTGCGGCTTCGGTCCTCGATGATGATCGAGTCGATTGGGGTGAGCGCCTCGGTCATGCCGTCGCCTTCATCTGGTCTGCCTCGGGGATGTCCCCGGCAGTGACCTGCAGGACGGTGAAGCCGGTGACCTGCGCGATGGCGGCGATCTCGTTGATGTTGAGCGGCGTGTGTCCTCCCAGCTTGCGAGTCAGCGTGGTGAGCGGGATGCCCGTCTTCGCTGCTGCTTCGCGCTGGGAGACGCCGGCGACCTTCAGTGCCTTCTTGGCAGACAGGGCTACGCCCTTCTGCACCTCAGTTGGTGTCTCCATGTGGAACACACTAGTACCCATGTGGGAACAGGCGCAAGTCGAAAGGTGAACTGATTTGCAGACTGTTTGTTTCAGATGTGGTGCTATTGTGTTGTTCATGGGAACAGACAGGGATAGGACGCCATGGTCGCTCGCTATCGCAGCTCAGGTTCGCGCTGAACGCTCGGCGTGCGGATGGACGCAGGCTGAGGCGGTGCGGCGGATGTCGGGATACATGGGCCGCTCGACGTACCTGCGGCTCGAATCCGGCGAGCGCGTCGCGGACGTGTCGCAGATCGCTCAGGTCTGCGAGGTGATGGGAATCGACTTCATGACGTTCATGAAGCGCGCCTCCGAGCGCGTGGTCGACTTCGAGATGGCCGACGAGCTCGCAGCTCGCCGCGACAAGGCGGGGTTGTCGGTGCCGCCTCGTAGCCTCCAAGCCGTGGCCGACTCGAACGTCGGCGCAGATGAAGAGGTCGAGGGACGCCAGGAGGAACCGTGATCGAGATCGCCGAGTTGGTGCTACGTGCCGAGGCGATGGGGGTACACGTCGAGTGGGGGCGCGACCTGCCGGTACCGGCGGAGTACGACCACTCGCGGCGCGTCATCCGCATGGCCGACGGGCGCGGTGATTGCGTCACGCGGTGCAGTCTCGCGCACGAGCTCGGGCACGCCGCTCTGATGCACGAGCCGGGCGGCGACTACATCGCGCAGGAGCGCAGCGCCAACATGTACGCAGCGAAGCTACTGATCAGCGAGGACGCCTACCGTCGCGCCGAGCGCATCGTCGGTCACGACCCGCGCGCCTTGGCGAAGGAACTCGACGTCACGCTCGTCATGGTCGTCGCGTGGAGGATGTGCCACAAGGCCGCGTGACGTTGCGATAGCGACATGGAGACACGAAAGCGCCCCCGGCCGGATGGTCGGGGGCGCTTTCGTGAGTAGGGCGGGGTCAGGGCGTCGGGCTCGGCGCGTCGCTGGCAGCGGCAGAGATCGACTGTCGCTGGGCGCCCATCTTGTCTTCGAGAATCGTCACGACGGCGTCCTTGCCCGTTGCAGCCCACCCCTGCCCGTAGGCGAGCACGTCGGCGCGGTACTGCTGGTCGCCGACGTGGCTGTATGCCTCCACGAGAGAGTCGCTGGCGATCTTGCCTCGGGCCTTGGTGTTGCCGTCGACGGTGGTGGTGATGATGCGTAGGTCGCTGCCGCACTTTCCTTCGCCGGTGGCGCCGTCGATGCTGGATGCCGGCTCCGGGCTCCAGATCGAGTCGGGACATTGAATGCCGGCCTCACGAATGGCTGCACGCAGCCCTTCGAGGTTCTGGTAAAGGCCGTCCGTGTGTATCGCGTTCGTGCTCGACGAACTGGGCGACGACGCGGCGTCTCCTGATCCGCTCGAGCAGGCGGTGAGGGCGAGCAGGGGCACGGCTGCGAGCGCGGCGAGCTTCTTCATGTGCTCAGGGTAGGGCCTGCGCGAGCCCGGGAAAGCGAAAACCCCCGGAAAGTTGGCTCGGGGGTTTTCGTGTGGCTGTCACGCCATCGACATCGCGTATTCGCGTACGCCTACGCGGCGTCGCATGTGGGCTGGGATGGCGCGCTGGGCGCGAGCTGACATCTCCAGCGCCTCGAAGACCATTCCGATCGGGCTGTCGTCGTGGATCTCCGAGCCGCGCACCTGCACGGGGCGGTCGATGCCGTCGTAAGAGGACAGCATGGACTCCAGTTCGTTCCCCTTGCGCATGAGGATGACAGTGTGGATCTGACCCAGTGTGTAGTAGTGGTGGAGGATCTCGCGAACTTCACGTGCTGGGGTTTCGTACTCGACGGCGATGATGGGGTCGCCTGCGTCCATGCGCTCTTCGACGAGGTCCGTCAGGGCTGGCGATCCGAAGGCGAGGGCGTCGGCGACGGCGCGGGCTGTCGCGCGGCGTTCTTCGGTCAGAGCTGTTCGTTCAGTAGCCACGTTCCCACCTCTCTTGGTGCCAGTTCCATTTGTCGAGCATGTGCTCTTGGGAGACCTTGAGTTCTTCTTGCATCGTAGTCCACGCTGTCGTCTGCTCAAGCTCTTTGATGTTGACGTAGCACTGCGGGTTGCCGTTCTTGAAGAACTGGTGTTCGTGGATGTGGTGGTGACAGCAGTCGATCCGGGCGATGTCCTTCACCTTGACGCCAGTGTCGTCACCTTCCCAGTGCTGGTTGATGGCGTAGTCCACGAGTCGGCCGTTGTAGCGCCAGATGCGGATGGTGATCTCCCAGCCCAGGCCGTAGTTGATCTTCCTGTCCTTGCCAGGGTCGGCAATCGGGGGGCGCCGGTATGGCTTCGGTTCCGGGGTCCCGTCCATTTTGACGAGGCCCCGGTTGCGGCCTGACTTCCCTGGCTTCTGCAC